TTTCAAAAAGTTCATCTTCAGGAGTTCTGCGTAATACCAACATAAAAGCAACTGACAGTTCTCGTATTGTTGCATCACTTAATTCACGCAAATCATGCTTTTGTATCAATTGATACTTTAAATCTTGGATGGCTACACGCAATTCAGCCAACTCTTTCATTTGTTCGTCTGTCATTTCACCACCCATATTCCTTTCTGTCTGCATTGTGCTACAACTTCTTTAGGTACATCAATCGCCATAGGATAAGTAGCCATACGGCAGTCATACACTGCTTCCTTACGAGCAAGTTCGGTAAAGAAAATAATCCAACCACAAAGGCTAACCGATACCAATAAAGCAAATGTTTTCATTTTTTTCCTCTTGATTGCAATTTTCGTTCACTTAATTTTTTTAAACATGTTGCACACTTCCATCTTCTTACACTTTTGTTTGCCGTATCTACTAACATTCCACCCTCTACTGGCTGATAAGTTACACAGGAAGAGCAATATCTTCTATCACTCATGCTTTCTCCTTCTCTTAATTGGGGGAAGACCAGCAGATACATGATTCTTTGCTTCCATTAATGCATCTGCCAGCTCCCAGATGTCTACAGGATCAATATCTTTTGGATCTAGCCTAGACAATAATCCATTAGTAATCATTATGGCAAAGAGTATCTTGGTATGCTCTTGATCTTGTTCACTCATTTTGTCTTACTTTCATCATTGCATCTGCAATTACATACGCCATTCTTGATAAAGCAGCTTCATTTGGTTCTTTATTAAATTCTGCAACATCAAAAATGGATTGATTTATAGTTGGGTTAATTATCAATGCTGGTGCTATTTGACCAGCAAAGTAATCTCTTAAATCCATGCCTTGTTGACCACCAACAAACAATCCATCTTTATTTGTAGTAATCCCATTTGGAAACGCTTTCATTAGTGCACCTGTTTGATTAATTGTTTTAAACGCCTATGAGCATTCGCATAAGACCTTCTGAACGCATAAACGGCTTTCTCTTCTTCGATTCCCATCTCAACTGCCATCGTAGCCAAAACCATTGATACACCAGCTAGAATCACGCTGGCTTCTTGCTCGGCTTTGGGTGCTAATAAGTTGAAAATTTCTAATGCAATAATCCTTGATGGATCAGTTTCTTTCTTACGATCTTCTTCTAACACTTTATTGATAAATTCTTTATTATCCATTTTGAGTTCCTAATCTCATGTTTTCTGCATCAATGATGTCTTGCACTATGGCACTCTTCGTAGATTGTGGATGATATTGCACACCAAATACTCTACGCTGCATAAACTCTTTCTGTTCTTCATCAATGTACTCACGATGAACATTTACTTGTTTTTGCAGATTACTAATCAAAGTAATGCCAATATCGTTAAAGGTATTTTCTTTGCCATGTTCTTTCTTCAGGAGATTAAACGCCTGGACAATAGAAAATCCTTCAATGTTTTTGTATTTCTTATCCACATATTTAATAGATCGCTCAACATCTTTGACACGCACCATCGTAGGATCAAGCGACACAATCAAATACAATAAACGCAAAATAATCCATTCTTCTTTCTTAATCTTGCTCATTGGGTGTGGCTTAATATTCATTTGACCTCCAACTCTTTGATACGATCTGATAAAACAACGCCCAAGTCTTTACCTTTGATGGCAATCATCTGAGCTTCCTCACAGTCATAAATAACTTTGGCTGCATCTCTAATGCCTTTGTTATAGCCTGTCCTAAATACATCCGTTCCATCTACCAACATACCAATGGCATCACGAATTAATGCAGAAGCTTGACGATCTTTTGCAAACTCTTTTAACTTAGTATGATGTTCAATCGGCAGGTAAACAGAGTACGGTACTAATTTTTTTGTGTCCATGCTTGGTACTCTCTATAAAGTTTATCTAACAGTATCTGTGCTTCTCGGTTAGTCTTTAACTCTGACCTTGATTCAAGATTCAAATAGTTGCGAATATACTCAACTGCTTCTTCGCCACTCTCATCAAAAATCTGTTCCTGGTCATACAGATACTTCCAAAAAATAGGATCTCGCCCAAGCAAGCCAGCAATACGAACAGCACGATCACCAGCAAACTCTTGCTCTTTATCCATCGGCTGTTCATTGCCATCTAGCCTGACTAAGACACATTGATATCTTGCCCCAACATAGTCACGCATCAAGTCTTCTGGAATCATATCTGGATGGAGAGACAATGTTAAAACGTAGCCAGTCTTATCTTGTTTGAGAGCAACTTTAACGGCTTCGAATTGTAAGGTTTTCAATTCTGCTCTCCAAGTATCTAATAATCTTGTCTTTGTCTTGAATCTTTTCCCAACGATCCACACAAATCTTGGCAAGATCTTCATTTTCATTACGCAACACTTGCATTTGATTCTCTTGTTTCTTCGCCAGTTCTTCCCAATCCACTTTTTTATCTTCGGCAACCATTTTTTCTACGGCTTCATTAAATGTTTCTTGATTGATTGGAACATGTATAGCCATTTGTTTTAAAAGATCAATAGCCATATTTGCTTTATTATTTTTAATCTTTCTTGGTCTACCTCTGCGTTTTTCAGTCATGATTACTCCCAAGGATTGTTGTTAGCAGGTTTTTCATATGGCTCAGATAATGTCATTGACAAATACTTAAGCCCTTTTGAAGATTCTTTTTTCCATGCTGCTAAAGAAATCTTCACTAAATTTCCTTTTGACTTATCCATCATCTCAATTAGAAATGTTTTATCTAAATACACATCACCCTTCATATCAGGATGACTGTCTGATTTTTTTTGATTAGGGAACAGACTCCCTGACTGTGGTTTATTTTCATATGCCATTACTTCTTCTCCTTCAGCTTTTCTCTCATTAACGTAAATTTACCCATCATTCCTGCAAAGAATTCAGGATCCTTAGCTTTGACCGTATCAAATAGAACTTTGTTCTTTCTAAATATGGCCATCACATCTGCTTCCTTCTCACATAAATCCAATAACATATGAGAAGCTTGTTGAACCAACTCTAACCACTCCTGGGCATCGCCCTCTGGTGGTGGATCAATAATGATTTGAAACTCACCCTTATCGCCTGTAATCTTGCTGACCATCTTAGGTTCTGTTCTAGGAACAGCTTTCAAAGTTACTTTTTCTTCGCCAACTTGGAACTGTAAATGTTTGTTTTCAGTAGGTTTTTCTGTCACCTTTGCATTGTTAAGGTGAGAATCATTGGGATTCATCGTGGCATCAATTGGATCATGCTCAGAAATAGCCATGGCAGTTACATACAAATAACGTCTTTGATATGTTTCTACTGCTCCAATATTCTGCACTTCATGGCAACCCTTTAACTGGGCAGAACCCATCGGTGAAGTAAACAACGCAAACGATCCATCTTCTGTATCAAAGATGTTCATATAAGCCATATCTTTGTCAAAGTAAATGACATCACAAAGCCCTACTTCTTCGAATATTGCTTGAACATATGGCAAGAAATCGCCAAGCTCAAAGTATTGATATCCAGCAAACTTGTTATGACCTGACTTTTTAAGCTCTAACTTTCTTAACATATTTCTAGCTTTAATCAGCTTTTGGTAAACCATTTGCTTCTCCTTTAATAAATTCATAAATGCGTTTTGCTTCATTTAATACAACATATAAATCGCCAGGGCATAAACTTTCAAAGTTCAGTTCCTTTGCTATTTTCATAGCCTCTAATCTAAGTTGTTCGTCATCCATTTAATTGCTCCTTATAAACTTGATATTGATTGCACCATGTAGATACTGGGCAATATGGTCATTTTCTTCTCTCCAATATGGGTAAATTTGCTTCTGTTGTCAAAGTTCAGTTTTCCCTCTTTGCGATTCAAGCCAGTCCAAAACTTCTTGTAAGAACCAAACTTTTATAGTTGCTGATAAGGCTAAAGGTGCTGGGAATTTCCCTTGTGCAACCCATAAATTTATGCAGCTCTTCGATAAAGTTGTTAGTTGAGAAAGCTCATTAATTCTTATCAACTGTCCCTTTGCTTTTTGTATAGCCTCTAATTTAAATTCTTCATCAAACATTTTGTTGCTCCTTATAAGATTGATATTGATTGCACCATTGGTTAACAGCACAATATGATTCACAGCGAGTTCTTTCGCCTTTACGCTCTACGATTTCATACTTATCCCCTAACTCAGTACAGGCAGCAATCGCTTGTTCTGCCGTTTCATATAGGGAATGAGCACGTTTACCACCAATCTTTGTGACTGCCCAGACTGCTGATTTTTCCCACATCTCTTCAGGTGTGCATTCAGGTAATTCTGTTTCTGTTTCCATCGCAAAGTCACAAGCACTATGTAGTCCAATCCGTGCCCTAATAAACTCTTCACGCTCTTCCATTGACCATAGAACCACAGGAATATCTTTAACAGGTGCTTCAGGATAACCAGCCTTCTGTTCAGCCTCTCTTGCCTTCCAATCACGCAAAATAGCCGTAATACCAAGATCAACCACAGGAATCTTTTTAACCTTCTCTACTAGCCAGGCATAACAGTTCAATTGATATTCCCATTCAGCTTTTTCATTCATGACCGACCAAACTCCTGTGGTCTTGTAATCACGAATGCTAATACCTCGATTACTAACAATCTGTAAATCAATTGCTCCTGAGATATTCCATCCTTCAATTTCTGAATGGATACGCTGCTCGATAATGTGATTCTCAGCCTTGCCATCCTCAAGAATCGAATGCATCGCCTTACCAAAGAGTGGCCAAATCATCTCAGATACATCCTGTTCAAGCAAACTATCGTACTTCTTGGTCATGGCAACGACCTTTGGACTGTTAATTAACTGTGTTACTGACAGATGAGCCTTACCTTTGGTGTAAGGATCACGCTTGAGAACATTAACAAAGGTCTCAGGAAGATTAAATTTATTCGTGATCTTCATGAATAACCTCATCAAGCTTTAAGTTAAATGTCTTTATCTGTTCTTCAGTCAATGGTTTGATACCTAACTCTTCATCCATTGCTTTGAAAACAGCCCTGAGTATTTCATTTTGTACTGGTGTAAATTCCATATCTTCTCCTAGCGAAAGATAAATTTATAAAACACAATGCCAAGCAAAATAACAACAGCAAACTTGTAAACTAAATCATCAAGCTTCTCTTGTCTTCTTGCTTTAGGGCAAATGAGCATGGTTTGTAAAAACAACATATCTGGATCATCGATAGGCATTCTGATACCTTCTTCTTGGTAACGTAAGCCAATCTTTAAACCAGTCTTCGTGGTGTAAGGGACATTCATTTTGATTTTCCTAGCAGTTAATCAGACTATAGTTTGCATGATATAATGAATCATGTCAATAGATTGTACCCATTTAATTACATCTACTATGAAAATAATTTATCTGCCCTGGCCACCAAAAGAATTATCCCCCAACGCTAACCTTCATTGGGCTAAGAAAGCCAAATACAAGAAAGCGTATAGGCATACTTGCTGGGTGTTAACGCTGGAATCCAAGGTCAAAGTATCAACCGATGGGAAAATCCCTATTACGGTGACGTTCTATCCGCCTGATAAACGCCATAGAGACGCAGATAATATGGTAGCCAGCATCAAAGCTGGATTAGATGGTGTAGCTGATGGATTAAAGATTAACGACAAACAGTTCTTACCTACCTTTGTATTCTCAGAAGAAGTCAAAGGTATGGTTACAATAGAGATTACTCATACTTCCTAAGAGAATCATTAAGCCGTTTCATGATTGCTTGCTTTTGTCGTTCAATACGTTCAATACGTTCTCTTGGCAATCCTCTATCAATGAATTCTTTTTTCTGTTTGTTAAGTTCATTAATTTGAGTTTCTACATTTAAAACTCTTTCTGCTTGTCTTGCTTCAGGATTGTCGGCATAGTATTGAGCAACGCTTTCGTGATGCTTTCTTCTTCCTTCAATCTCATCTTTATATTCGTTCATGCGAGTAATGTTGTTGTAAAAACGAGACGTTTCGGCAACAGCAGATTGTGTATCTCCATAAAAACGACCAGCTAAAGGTACACGATATGGTGGTACTTCCTCGCCAGTAGCTTGAGCATGAGCATACTCAACGCCTTTTTTAATTTCACGACCTAAACCACCAGTTACTTGCCCAGCCAAATAGTCTATATCGTCACCAGTTGGGCTAAGGAATCCCTTGCTATACTTACCACCTCCTGATGCCAAGTTCAAGTAATACGCAAGGTTTTGACTTATCTTGCTAGAAGATTCTCTTGAACGCATATAACCTGGCGTAGGATGAGTTGGGTAATCTTGTTTAGATATTGGTCTGCCAAATGTATCTTTGTTTTCAGCAATCGCAACAAACGGATCAAGTACAGTTGGAGCAAGCGTTTGAATCGGTGTACTAGCACCTAAAGGATTTACTGAATCTAATACAGCACTTGCAAAATAACCAAGTTTCTTTCCACCATGTTTAAATCCACCTAAAGCATATTCACTTGCCAAACGACCAGCATTAGGGAAGATACTAAATCCAAGAGGATATGGGATACCAAAGTATTTTCCATTAGGTAAGGGAACAATAAAGTTCTTTTCTCGGACAAACTCTGGTGGTTCATCATCTCTGTAGCCAGCTGCTGCCATCATGACTGCCTGTAAAGCACCAGTCAAAATACCACCAGCCATAATCTTTTTACCTGCTGGACCATTTAATGTTTCAGCAATACGAGCTGTACCTTGCACAGAAGCGTTAAAGAATGCATATAAGGCACCAATATTGGCAGAAAGCTGACCCTTCTTATCAAAGTTGACTGTAATATTTTTGGCAAGAATCGCAGCCTTTTGTTTGGATAAACCTGCCCCACCTTCACTCTTTGGCTTCATCGCTTGTGTAAAGGCAGACACACGCACAGCATTTTCCATCATGTCGTTGAAGTCTGTCAGCATACCAGTTACAAAGCTAAATGCTTTTTTAGTATTGCCTTCTTTAAGTTTATCTAACTCTTTATCAATTAAAGTCTGTGTTTCTTTTCTGCGAGTCAATGATTCACGATAACCAGTCTGGCCACCTGCTTCTCTGTATTCTCTAAACGCTTGTGCAAATTTGTTATCTTTGTAACGATCATTACCTTGCTCATCCAAATGACCAATACCAGCTCGTTCATTACGCAGAACCTCAATAATTCCTTTCATGGCTGGCATTACATTAGAAAGAACTTTTGCTTTTTGATTAGCAAGAGGAGTTGAAGTTAAATTAAGACTAGCTCCACCCAAGTCACGCACTAAGTTCACAGCACCGAAAATAGGATTGTATTGTGTATTGACATTAGCAAACCAGCGAGTTCCTTTACCAATCACACCAAGAGCTTGGCTAAGGTTATCTACGTCTACATTTTTCAATGCATGAACCATTCTTAAAGCTGTAGGATCATCTTTGTTAAAAAAGACATATCTATCCTTGCCGTTAATCTTTACAGGCAATACATTGTCTTTAAATCGATCTAAGACGTTTGCTCTTAAACGAACACTTTGTTCTGTATCGCTAGTTGGTAATCCAGTTACTGGATCATAAATTCTTTGTTTTACTAACTGACGAGACTTAGGTTCTTGAATTAAGTTATCAGCCACATCATGAGCTTCTTCAGGACTAAAGCCTAACTCAACCAACTCTTTTAGGAATGCATCTTTATTCTTAATTGCATCTGGATTAACTGGCATCCAAATATGTGGGTTAGGATTCTGCAAAGCTAAACCATAAACTGATTTACCAACATTTGTCTTCTCTGCACGAATTAATGCACGCTCACGCTGGGCAATAATGTTACTTAAAATATCACCAACTTTCTTCTCAGATCCCATGGCAGCTTTAGAGAACTTACCACTTACTCCAAAGCCACGACTTGTTCCTGCCTTACCCATGCCATGAGTAGCAATATCTTCTTCCTCACGATTAAGTGGAACGTAATGTTCATACATATCGTTCCAACCCTGAACCGTTTCTTTACTTTCAGCCCCTGATTCAGCCAAAATATCCTGAGTCTTTTTAATCATGTCATCAAAGTGTTTAGCTCCTTTTTCAAGGGCTTCTCTCTTTTCAGGCGTAAGATTTTCTAAGTAACGTCTTGCATCAGCCGTATGAATGCCTGAAGCACGATCTTGTAATTCCCACTCTTCTGTTCTAGGCTTACCAGTCACAGGATCGTTCTTATTGCGTTCGTTCATTACATTGTTACGCTCTTCAGCATGACGATTATGTAAATATTCTCTAACTTCTTCAGGAGTTAGATTCAATTTGTGAATCTCTTTGATGGCTGGCATCAACTCATCTAGTAAGTATTGCTTAATACCATCAGCTGTTCTGCCATGGAAAAGCTGTTCTTTATCATAGACATTAAATCGATCTTCAATCTCACCAACTTGCTTTTCAATGGCCTGTTGAATGCGTTTAGTATCAATATGTTTATCTTGCAACTTGTAAATTAAGTTATCAACCATCTCATCAGTAATGCCAAATGGTCGCTTAACATGGTCTTCAGATAACTGGAATGCTGGCTCTACTTCTTTGTTGCGATAATTTCTTGGCTCTATTTTTGATGCTGTTTCACTAGGAGTTTCTTTCATTGAGACACCAATACCATGAAGCATTTGGCGAACATCTTGTGCAGATTCATCAAAAAATTTATCAGCCACACCAGCTAACTTATCCAACGCAGTTTGGTACTTAGGTTCGATACCAATTAACTTTCTAAATGCAATAGCAAGTTTACTTAATGCATTTGTATTACCCATCCTAATCGAATGCAGGAAATCTTGAAATGGTTTTTCTGTTAAACCACAAGTAAACAATTCTTCATAAGAATGATCGCCATAATTAAATTTGCCTCCTGGACCATAAGAGTCAATATCCATATAAACTTTTTTAAAGTTTGCCAAGTTTGGATCTCTTAAGTTAGCTGGCTTCAGCATCTCTTCTTTAACTTTTTTCTCTACAGCTTGACGAATGCTTAACAAATCTCTATAAAGTTGTTTGTCCCCTTTAAATTTTTGTCTCTTCATGAAATGAAGTTGCAGCGTACTTATGGAGTGCAACAATTCATGCATGATAGTTACATAATCAGTACCAGTAAAAGAATCAGCCCTACCTTTACCATCAAGTCCGTTGTACTTAACATCAAAATACTCTAACTTTCTAGTACGAGTATTAAGAATTGGTTGTTGTGTACCATAAGCATTTTTATTTCTTTTATCTCCTTGAAGAACCGTAACTTTAGTTGGTATACCTTCTGCTGAATATCCTTTAATTTTGTTTAAAATTCTTTCTGCAATATGTTTTGCAGCATCATTTGGAGCATTATCAATTAACCATTGACAAATTTCTTCGCCAGTTGTCATGTTTTTTACTTCATCATTAATTTTATTTAATGATTTATTAATATCAAATTCTCTGGTTTCGACTTTACGAATAGGAGCTTTAGGAGTTTTAGATTCTTGTGGTTTATAAGAAACTACTTGATCATGGCTAAATACTCTTCTTAATAACTTAGCGTTATCGCCAACAGGATCCATTTTAATGACTAATGAGTCATGACCTAAACTAGTAACGTAATCTTTAAGACGTTGAGATTCTGCTCTAAATTGTGGTTCTGGAACGCTGAAAGGATTAGGATATTGCCAATCTACTTCAGGGTGTTTAACCAATGCCTTCCATTCGGCATCATCTCGAATCACCAATGGATTATCAAATGAAACAGTATGCTTTGTTACATCGCCATAGTTCTTAGCATCAATACCAGTTGGTGCATAGTATTGTCCTTCTCCAGCAACAGGTACTTGAACGTCTGAATAAATTTTTGATTTGTCCTCGCCACGACCTTGATACATTTCAAGCGTTGCTGGTTTACCAGTTTCTACCTCATCCCATTTAGGATCAGGTTTAGTAATCTTTTCTGGTTCAGCAACAGGCTCACCTTTTGTTTCAACAGGAGGCTTGGTTTCTTCAGGCTTTGCCTCTTCAGGCTTAACTTCTTCAGGCTTTGCCTCTTCAGGCTTAACTTCTTCAGGCTTTGCCTCTTCAGGCTTAACTTCTTCTGGTTTTACTTCAGGTTTAGGTTCTTCAGGTTTAACAAGTTCAGGTTTTATCTCTTCAGGTTTTGCCTCAACTATTGGCTCTATCTTAGGAACACCTGGCTTTACTTCACCTGTATGTATTTCTCCAGTATTTGCATTAATTATCTGGCCATCTTCATTAAGAGTAACAGGCTCAGATTTACCTGTTTTTGGATCATCATAATGTCCAATAATTTCGCCATATTTACCTCGTCTAGGAGCTTCATTTTCTTCTGCTTTTGGTTTTACTTCACCAGGTTTTTTACCAGGATAAAATTCTACATTACCTGCAATGGACTCAGTAACTGGTGCACCATTGATTGAACTTACCAATTTACCTTCTTCATTCAAAATAATAGGATGAATAATTCCTGAATTTGGATCTATGTAATTACCTATAATATTTGGAGGTTCTTTTTCAGGAGTCTTTACTTCAGGCTTAACTTCTTCTGCCTTAACTTCTGGTTTAACCTCTTCCTGTTTAATAGGTTTAATCTCTTCCTGTTGAATAGGTTTAATTTCTTTACCTTCAAGCTCATCTTGCATTGCTTGAGTATCATGAGAACCTTGTTTGGGTTCATAAGGTTCAATCGTAACCGTGCCTTTTGGTTCTTCTTTAGGCTCTAATGTTGGTTCAACTTTTGATGGTTCTTCTGCTTTTTTACCAGTAATTGCTTCTTTAGCACTAAGACCTACACGTTCACCAACGCCTGATAATTTTTTTCCAAGCCTTGTTTCTTTTTGACCTAGTAATCCAAGTGCTGCTTGAGTGGCAATTCGCTGAGGATCCATTGGTCCTTCACCAATTGCTTCAAAACCAGCTTCCATACCACCACCAATACCAGCACCAGTTAATGCATTAGTTGCTGCCTGAATTTTTTCGCCCCTGAGTTCTTTAGCAGCAGCCTCAGTTAAACCTTTGCCACTCTTAAGTAATGACAAGGATGGTCGCATACCAAGTAAAGAAGGTGCAAACTCTGCCAGTTCTGTGGCAACTGGATGTTCTTTGGCTTCTTTGGCAGCAGTCTCTTCATCAAGACCAAGCATCTTAGCAGTCTCAGGAAATTGCTGAAGTAATTTTTCTTGAGCCATCGCAGTAGCAGAAGAAGCTCCTACGGCTCCTGCAAGACCTAAAGGGATAGAACCAAGACCACCACCACCAATAACCCCTAATCCAGCTCCAACAAAACCAGCAGCCGTTGGTAATGCAGATTTTAATAATGAATGAGCAACGGCAGCACCAGTACTTGTCTCTGGTTGCAAAGGCATTACGCCAAATTTTTGACGTATTGCATCTTGGGTAGCTTCGTTTGCTTTGGTGAAGTTGGTATCTAAAGCAGAATACTTATTAAAAATAGCCTGTTTGGTTGCTTCATTTGCATTTACATAATTTGGATCGTTTAAGATCTCCATCAAATTAGGCATGATAAATCCTTACTTTTTGGGATTTAATAAAGGATTATTTACATCTACAGAATTATTTTTAGAGCCAAACAAATTACTGAAGAAATTACCATCGTTTTTGTTAGTTACTTCTGGTGGTACAACAAACGGTGGTGGAGCAACATATGGTCGAGTGACTTTATAAAAGTCATAATAACCTTGTTTAATTTTATTAATTTGATCATCATAAGCTTGATACTGTGGAGTGCCTGGCTCATATCCAGACTTATCACGTTGCTTAATTAATGCAGGAATATTGTCATCGGCTTGAATTGCCATCGTAGCTTTGTAAAGTAGTTTATCTTCTAAAGATGGTTGATTTGCACCAGCAGCGGCACGTTGAGCATTTGCCATAGCCTTAGTTGCTTCAGCTTGAGCCATCATTGCTTTGTGATTCAATATACCACCCAATACTTGTGCAGATGATTGACCAAGAGCATCTCTACGAGCTTGATCTTGTTTAGCAGCTTCAAGCGTTCCTTGTTGGATAGAGCGTTTAGCAGCATTAATATCAGCAAGACTCTTCTGCATACCAGATTCAGCACCTAGAGCCGATGTTCCAACGCTACTTAATAAATTTCCAAATGTGCCACCTGTACGATCACCAGCACCACTCATCATGCCAATTCCTGTACGGAATGCAAACTCAGGAAGAATCATAGATTTTTGTTGTGCAATATCAGCCTTTTGTTCTTCTGCTAATGGTTTATAAGCTTCAGTTACCGTACCTTTACCAGACTGTACATCACTTAATACGTTCGTTAAATAATTTCTAAATAATGCAGCATCTTGATCAATATCACTCATTAATTTTTCTTTATCTGGTGTAGTCGTTGATCCGCCAAGAGCTAACGCTAATATTCCACCTTCAGCCATCTTGGTCATATCACCAGTACCAATAGCAGCAATTCCTGAACGATTCTCAGGAGCCATCGCCATTTGTTGTGGAGAAGGCAAAGTACTCGTAGGCATTGGATTTGGCAACGGTTGAGACATGATTTTGCCAGCCTCTGGGTTACTATGCATATAACCATGCATCTGATCTAAACCTTGAGCATACATCTTCGCCATTGGGCTTGATGCTGGACTTTGTTGAACTTGTTGTAACTGTTGATCGCTCATCATATTCATTGGCACAGCACCACCAACAGCCATTGATGTGATCTTACCACCACGTTTATGTCCAGCTCCAGTAGCTGCGTTATACATACCCAAACCACCAAGACCAGCTAATCCTAATCCACCTAACTGGGATACGGTACTTGGAGGAGCTTGATACATTGTCGTTGAAGTCTGCTGTGTAGGAAGACCACGCAACATCGCATTCATAACACCTAACTGCATAAACGGATATTGTTGTGCAGTCGCATAGTTTTGAACAGCTTGATTAATAATATTCTGTTGAGCTTGAGTTTGTTGAGCACCTAATTGATTCTGCAAGTTAGCAATGTTTTCTGTTGCACCTAATTGCATATTACCAATATTAGCTAAGTTTGTGCCTGCTGTGCCAGCTTGTCCATATCCTGCTTGTTGAGCACCAACGCCAGCAAGACCTGCTTGAGCACCTTGCATACCTAAATTAGCTGCTTGACCTGCACCCTGCAAGCCCATGCCATAACCTTGCATTGCTTGAGAACCAGCTTGTCCAGCTCCTTGTAGTCCCATACCAAGACCTTGAAGTGCTTGAGACGCTGCTTGACCATATCCAGACAATGCTTGCTGATTACCTTGTAATGCCATATTGCCAGCTTGATTAGCACCTTGTAATCCCATTCCATAACCAGATAAGGCTTGTTGATTACCAGCTAAAGCAGCAGCATTGGCTGCATTCATTTGTTGCTGTGCATTATTAAATGCTGTGTTATATCCTTGACCAATTGCTTGCTGGGCAGCTAAATCACCACCCTGTTGCACTAAAGCATTTTGTAATGCTTGGCGAGAACCACCAAAAGCTCCAGAACGAGTTGCGGCAGCTTGTTCGCCAGCACTTTGTATTCCTGTTTGTTGTCCCAATAATTGGAGCTGAGGATTTAAACTAGCCTGAATATATGGGTTCATGTAAGACTGAACCGCATTAGGATCAGTAGACATCTGCCCTAATTGTTGTCCAATATTAGCACCTTGCTGACCTTGCATAGCACCCATACCGCCATACATAGATGACTGACCAGCAAATTGATTGCCTAGATTTGCACCTTGTTGTCCAGCACCAGCAGATAGTCCAGCATATTGTTGACCTGTCTGAGCACCTTGACCACCATACATATTGGATAAATTGGCAGCTTGCTGTCCAGCCTGTGAACCTAAACCACCGTACATATTAGATAAGTTTGCACCTTGCTGACCTGCCCTGTTAGCCATGCCACCATACATACCAGCTTGACCAACTGTATTTAATGCACCTTGCCCAGCTGTGCCAGCTAAATTACTTGCTTGATTAAATTGGTCTGGTGTTTGTAAATTGGCAACAGTAGATTGTGCCTGTTGTTGCATTGGACTAAATGCAGCAAAATAATCAGATGGATTAGTACTATATGGTTGATATGCTTTAAATGAAGTCATATCAGGATTGAATATCTGTGCCTGTGTAGCATTGAGCATATTCGAGGCGTAAGGAGCCAGATAATCAGGAATCTGAGTATTATTTACATTTTGCTGAACTGGAGCTGGAGAAGAACTACCACCCATACTAATCCTTTAACATTTTCGTAAACACTTTATCTGTTTGCTTATAACCTAAATATTCCAACAATCTTGAATTATCCAAATGAATCTTGGTATGAACAATTACTCGATCTACTTTGCAATGCTTTAACACTTGTTCGGCATATTGAAATAGTTTAATCCCAACACGACCTTTGCGAAACTCTTTTTTAACAAAATACACATCTTCTATCGCTGTAATACATGACTTATAGTGTAAATGCGGACTAATCATAAAAATAATATAACCAATCAACTCACCATCATTCCTACAAGAAACACAACGCAACATGCCTAATTCTGCATACTTTCGATAGGCATCATAATCAGGATCCCAATCAAAGTCTTTTGTTACACACAACTCATCATAATGCTCTGGAAGAAGCTGTTCAAGCTCTTCTACTAATTTTATAGGATCGCAGTCTGCATAAACTATCATGCTGGTAAATGTTTATACGCCTTTGTATCTGCTGCAATATCTTTTGCTTTCCTTCTTGCTTCTTTAATTCTATCCATCATGGCATACAATCTTTTAGCTCCAGCATCCGTACTGCCATTACCCAACTCAGAAACAATCCTTGCTGGAATCACAAACTCACCATCAGCCAAACGAGCTGGTTGTTTACCACCAATGACCGCAGGAATACCATCACTCACTCCATCACCAGGACCTTTGAGCAATCTTCCACCATCAGAATAATCTCCTAAATGGCTTTGTAATCCACCTTCTTTGGCAGTATTGACTACTGGACTATTTTTTTGAATATCTTTTTGTGCTGCTTCAGCCGCCAACTGATCTTGCGATAATGTTTGAATATTAGAACCGAGAGGAGAAACAGCTCCAAGACCTGATTTGGTTGGTGCTAAATGAGCTAATTTTTGAAGCTTTAATAAATTAGTCATGGCTGCATTATAAGCATCAAGATTCTTTGTATCAGGATCTATATCTACATAAGTGCTATCATGTTCTGGCGTTGCCTGTAATACAGGGCGTTTAGAAATCATTGCTAAACCCTGTTGAACATCGCTACCATCAGCTCCAGAATATTTCATAACACCACCACGTTTGGCTGTAGCCATGCTGTAAGGATTTTTTACATAGTTATCATATTGAGCTTGATAATAGGGTTGTGGCTGTGCTGGGAACTGCCCTTGAAAATTTGGTGATATTGGCTTAATGTTAAATGGATTAGTCTGGCCAGATGTTTGAACTGGTAAGGTTGGTTGATTAAATGCACCTAAAGCACTTAAAGCTGTTCCACCTAACATGGCAACAGAACCTGGATTAGCTTTTGCAAAATTTAAAGCATTGGTTCCAGAGCTAAATGTATTACTTAATCCAGCACCCATGTTAGATAAACTGGTGGCAGAACCAGCACCACCAACAGCATTCATAGCACCAGCACTACGCACAATATCAGATGGATCAACATTTAGATTTTGAAAAGCTTGACCTATTGCTGTTCTTTGAGCATCGGTTAGGTTTTGCATATTATTAACTTGATCAATCGCTGAATTAAGACTTCCTGATGACTGTGCTGCCATATCTGCTGGAATGCTTGAATTTAATCCAGCATTTACAGTTGCTTGTGTATTAGCAAATTCTGCTGCTGCTTGATCACCACCTTGTTGAGCTGCTGCCTCTAATCCAGCCGAACCTAAGCCTTCAGCTAAACTAGCACCACCCCAAGCTCCAAGTCCAGCCATAAGCCCTTCTTTTAAACTACCAGTAAGAGCAAAATCTCCAGCACCAACAATTGCAGCTGCAAGTGGAGCACCTACTCCAGTAGCCATTAAAGCAGCACCAGCCACCATAGGAAGAGCAGCACTTAAAAAACCAGCTTCAGGAAGACCTGTTTTTGGATTGATGGTTAATGATCCACCGTGCTGTTGTGCCAATTTTTGTAGGGCTTGAAGCTCCCCAGTAGTCATATGGACTAAGTGGGTATCGTCTCCACGACCATGCTGCTCTAAGTGTTTGGCAATTAACGGTAGACTCATACACGACCTATTGAGTTATTTGGAATAATTTTATCATAATTAAACCGCTGTGCCAGCATAATTTACCCATTTTTGACCATTCCAATAAATAGGATATCCAAGAGTTTGATCAAAATACTGCTGACCTATTTGCAAATTAGCCAAAGGTCGCTGTCCTTTTAATCCATAATCTGGCGTTGCAGTTGCCTGAGTGTAATTATTTAACTGATTAAAATATAAACGCAATTGGCTTAATACTTGATTGTCATGTCCAGCATCATAAGTCGCTGGAGCAACAGGTAAGTTGGGAGGCGTTGGTGCTAAAGGAGTGCCATTATATTTTTGAATATTTGCCATTATCTTATACTCCTTATAATATCACCATTTGAACAGATTGTAAACCTAGCGTCTGCCGTCTGGTCTAATATCAAAACGAGGAGTTCCTAATTGCCATGCAACTCCATTTTGACCTGTTGATTTAATAATGAATGACATCTGCCTACCTCTTAATCGAGTAAATACTTCAGCTGTAAATTGTTGAATTGTATATTCAGGAATATTGGTATAGTTTTGTAAACTGGTTACAGCAGGATTAGCCGCTACTCCATAAGCTGATCCAGAACTATTTCTTGGCAAAATTTGAATAGTTAAAGATGGATTATTGGTTGTAGAACCGTTAAAGTTCACATCTGGGAACATTCTCCAAACAAATCCAAAATGTTGTCCTGCATCATCTGGACTTACTTCAAAATCAGAAGATTGAATATATGATGTTATAGGTTGCGGAGTTCCTGTAGAAACATCATCACAGCCATTTTCATGGTAAAGCAATCTGCCGTTATAGTCAGCAGCAATAGGGAATTGATTAATACCAGTTTGAAACCATGCAGAACGTGCCATTGTTCCATATGCCCAAGTATTTTCTACATAATTGTAAATAACATATTTATCAATAACAGAATTGGGTTGAGTATTAGAACCATTGTTTCCATCAATAGAAACATAGAACCACCATACTTCATTAAATCCTTCATTAGATCCTACAAAAACTTGAAAGTTTTGGTTTTGATTAATATTATCAAATATGTATTGTTTTAAATCACAAGGCAAGGTTTGAACAGTACCGTTATACATGTAAAAACGATCACGACCCATCCAATACGTTACATTATTAATCGTAATCATACAGTTAGGACTCATAATCGATATATTATCCATTAAGAGCTGGAATCCCCATACATAAGGAGTGCCAATATATTGCATTGAATATAAAGCTGAATCAGTCCAAACTAAAATCTCTTGACGAGTTGACCTTGCTCCAACAATATAAGATCCATTTCCTAATGCGTATTCACCAGATTGATTGGTTATTTCTGGAATCCATTGATATACATTTCCTTGATCTGACCATCTTACCAATAAAGGATTAAATGAAGTATTAGGTGATCCAGGACTATAAGGATTAGCACCAAAACAAATTAAAAACTCTTGCACTTCAGAAGAAAGAACTTGATAAGTTGAATTGGGTACAAATGCACCAGCATAAGTAATTGTATAACTACCACTCGAAGGAGCCGTTGTTGTGTTACTAATTGTTCCAACACCAGTTACATTATTCATGGCTACGATATAAGTGTTTGCTGGAATACCTGTTCCAGAAATATACATATATGGATATATATAAGGTGCATTTGCTGATGTTACCGTAATGTTAGTCGATCCAGAACTAAATGTTACTGAATCAAGTAATAGAGTTGTTTGATTAGCCAATGACTGTAAAGATACACCACGGCTTGATACCCCATTGGAATTTTGCCAATAATAAATAGGACCACCACGAGGAGAAAAAACAAGATCCGCTCCAAAGTTATCGTTTGACCATAACCTTAATTGTGTTCCTGATGATGCACTACCTGATGAAGATGCTTGTCCCCATCCTATGGCAGATGGTGTTGATGTAGAAGATGTGGCTGGAATAAATACTGTAACTGCTCCACCACCTGTTGCTGAAGTTACCGCATTAGGAGACCAAGCAGCCGTTACATTTATAGTATATGTATTTGCTCCTGTTACTGTTACTGCATATGACTGCTGTAAGATACCTTTAGGTATTCCACCAACAGAGGAAGCTACACTTAAAAAAGATACTGAATTACCTGTTGTTAAGCCATGTGCTGTTTGCGTAACTGAAACAACATAACTACTTGCAGTTGTAGTAAAAGGATTGGTTAAATTAACTGTAGAAAAACCTGTAGTTCCACTCCAAGATCCTGCTCCCCATCCAGTACCTGTTGTATAAGTACTTAATCCACTTGGATATAAATAATTAACAGTAACGGTTGCACTTGCGGATGATGGTGCACTTGTTGCAGTAATTGTATAAGTTGTAGAAGTAGGCGTTGATGTAACAAGGTAATTACCAAAGAAAGTATATCCTCCTACCGTATAAGAAGTAGAAAAATTAATGTAATCCCCTACATTCGGACTATATGAATTGTCTGTTAAAGTAACAGTAGTTGTTCCATTGGTTGTAATAGTAACCGATGTATCTGTTTGAATAATCGGTGTAATATCATTGTAGATACCGCCAAAATACAAATAATAACTTGTGCTGGTTCCTACACCAATATAGTTATTACTAATACCTGTTGTTGCACTTGACCACACCCATAACGATCTTGCTATTCCATTGAATGTGCTTGAACTAACCTGTGTCCAACCACCAATTTTTTCAGGTAGCCCAGCACGAAATCGAACTTTGTCACCATCATACCAACCACCAGAGTTGGAATAATTTGTGCCTTCTCGATACAAACCAGGCTTTAAAGTTAATTTGCGTAAAGGCATAGGGTTTACCCTAACATGGATTCAGAAAATGTTTTTACTTCAGCAACTCTACGTAACCAACCTACGCCAAACGTAGGGAAAGTACCTAACGATCTATAAAATTCTTCTTTTAGTTGACTGAACTTTTCAATTAATTCTTTAGCTTCAGTCTTTTGAATAGCCGATACGCTCGCAGGTCCCAACACGCCATCCGCAGTAACTCCAGCCGCCTCTTGTATGAGTTTGGCAGCCCTACCCACGCCCATATTAACAGCAGCATCAAATACGGCGTAGTCAACACCAGCAGGGAGATTATCACCTTGTACCTTATTCCAATAAAGTTCTTTGTATAAATTATACACTTCTTCATCAGGGATTACCCTAAGTTCTTCTTTGGTAATGTGCGTATTTCGCCTCCATTCACGATAAACACTAAGGGTTATACCTTTCATCGTAGCACCACCTGGATCGGCTGGGTTATCACTCCATAATCCCTCACTCTTCAGAACGTGTGCTAATGCAGATTCGTAATTTTCTTTCATGTTATTGGTGTACTCTGATGTAATAGTTCATCTTTCTTTTGACTACCTGCTGATGAACCAAAGTAAAAAGAAATGATACCAACCCAAGCCGTTGATAATGAACCTAACATAATCATCAATTCATCCGACTTGGTGGCATAACCCATCATTAATGCAAATAAGATTCCAAAGAATCCAGCAGTAATTAAAAGAGACAGTAATGGTGGAATCCATGAATGAGTTGCAGATTGCATATCCCTAGCTGATTTACGGTCATCTACGGCTAACTTTTCAAAGTTAAGTCCTAACTCCTGTGCCTTTGCTTGTAAATCTATTTCAGCTTGTTTAAGACTAGCTAATTGGTCAGCAGTTAACTTACCAGAGTCAATCGTAGACTGTACGTCTTTTTCATCAACTCCCAATGCTTTTGAGATAGCAGTAACCGCTAGTCCTGCTAGTGGTCCACCTAATGCTGTTGCAATGCCTGGTGCTATTTGTGCAAGCCACTCCATATCAATCCTTTAAAAGAATAATTAACATCATACAAATTAATGCCATCATTGTCCACCATTTAAACAAGTCATCATCCACGAACAATATCTTTCTTGGTTCTTACTAAAACTTTATGTTCTTTATCAAATTTTGGTTTTGGTAATCGTATTTTTTCTAGTTCTTTAATCTCAAAATGTAAATAAATTACATACGACCAAATAGCTAATTCAATTAAAAATACTGCGAACCAATACTTAACCCAACTCATACAAGATTAAAGTAATACAACAAACAAGTAATAATAAAAGCAGCAAACCAACAATAAAACTGCACTCGTCTTATGTCTTTCAACTTATGTCCGTAATACTTTTTACTTTCTTGATGTTCCTTCTCTACTACTGCTTTTAACTCTAATACCTTACTCCATTCTTTAGCACCATACTTCGCTTTAAATTCTTTTTCCGCTTCATTCTCGGCTTTAATAATTGCACTTTGATTCTGATACTCTTGGATTGCTCGATATATCATCGAGTTCTCCATCGCTTCTTCGTGAATCTTGTGCTTCTTTCGTGCTTCTAATTCCTGTAAAGCGACCTCTGTTCCATCACGCTGGATGTTTTCAATACTTTTAGTAAGTTTCTTCCCAGCCTCCCTACTTTGGTCAAGGCTATCAGCTAAAGACTTTGCTCCTTCGGCAATCGGATTGATGTCTGGCATTCACTATTTTTACGCTGTCCTGTTCCACATATAAACTACAATATATGGCTGTAAGTTTGCATTTGTTCCACTTGAACCTTGTGATGCAGTTGTTCCACTAAAAGTATGTGTATGACCGCTATCTGAAATTGTTGCCTGTGCAGGAGCAATACTACCATATCCTGCATACGAACTAAATGGTCCAGAAACAGTTCCGTTATTGCCATATACACCTGCATTTTGTGATATATTTGCATTTCCTGTATTTGTAGTTCCAGAAAATGTATGGGTGTGTGAAACAATAATAGCATCAGCACTACCACCTGTAGCACCAGCAATAAATGAACTACCATCTTGTCCAATCATTACTCTACCAGCACCAAATGCTACCCATGTTCCAAAACCAAACAAGGTATTAGGGTTTGTACTAACTGTAGATGTATATATAGAACCTACAGGATATAGTATTTGCATAGCAGCTTGAACAAAAGCTGTTGTTGCTATTTTGGTTGAATTATCAGTTGATGACTGCGTAGTTGCTGTTACATTGCTTGCTATTGTTCCACCTGATACTACATTAGTTGCATTAGTGGCGTTTGTAGCGTTTGTTGCGTTTGTTGCAGATGTTGCTGTTGCAGCATTTCCACCAATAGAAAGACTTGACGCTGTTCCTGTTAAACCTGTTCCTGGTCCTGAAAATTGACTTGATGCCGTTATCGTTGTGCCACCAAGTGTTGTGAATGTACCTGCTGCAGCTGTAGAACCACCGATAGTTGTGCCGTTAATATTTCCGCCTGTAATCGCTACACTATTGGCGTTTTGCTGAGACATGGTTCCTAAAGAACCTGTTATGTTATTAACAAAAGCAGTCGTTGCTATTTTTGTAGAATTGTCTCCTGGGGATGGCGTAGGTGCTGTTGATGTTCCACTTAATGTTGTGGTTCCTGTAACACTTAAAGTTCCACCTACTGACATATTTCCTGTATCTGTTTCGCCAGAAGCCGTTAATGTACCAACTACTTTAAAATCTCCAGGAACGCCATTTAAAAGAGAATATACGCCAACTCCACTACCGCTTTGATTAGTTCCATCTAAATAAACTTGAGCTGTCATTCCTCCTGGAATTACCAATGTTGTAGATCCGCCAGATGCAGACATAGTAATTGGATAAGATCCTTGATTTACTATTGCATACACTTTATTGGCTGAGCCACCTGGGCAAGTAATTGTACAAGCTGAAGTTCCTCCTTGAAATACAAGAACTGCATTTCTAGCGTCATCTAATGCACCGTTAATATTTGTTAATGTATAAGTGGTTAATCCTGAAATATTAATAGCCTGTACACCAGTAATGGCTTGCTCAAGCAGGGTACCAAGATTTGCATTGGTTACATTACCCCATGTGCCAGCTAAATCACCAGCTCCAATGATGGTGAGTTTTAATGAGGTTGAATACGATTCTGCCATAATGTTTCCTTATTGTGTATTGTTAATTAATACCCAGTTTGTTGTTTGATTATTACTTATTCCTGCCCAGCTTGGTGTATTTTGATCTAATATTGGATTAGGCACAATACCTGAAAAACTCAAATATCCTGCAAATGGTGCACCTCCAAAAGTACAAGTAGCAAACCCACCTATTTCATTAATTATTTGATTTCTATAATTCCAACTTGCATTTTCTGTATTGTTAATCGTAGCCCAATTTGGAATGTTGACATCAATAATTGGATTTGGTACAACTTTTGAAAAATTTAAATCCCCTGCAAATGGCGTACCAGCAAATGTACTTGTTGCAAATCCGCCAATCTCATTAATTATTTGATTCCTAAAACCCCAATTAGCTGTTTCACTATCATCAATTCTAATCCAACCTGATGTAATTTGCGAGTCTAAAATAGTAAAGGCTTCAACAATACTATCAAGGAAATTAGACTGCTGGGTACTAGAATCGACTACTGTTATCGCTTCAGCAATTATTTCTACAAACTGGGCGGTTATACTCTGTGAATTATTTAATGTAGTCGGCTCAACTATACTTTCCACAAACCCAGCAATTATTGTTTCAACTTCAGCGATTGTTGTTGCTTCAGTTAAGCTTTCTATAAAAGATGATGTCTGTGTACTAAAGTCAGCAATACCAAAGTTTTCATTTAAACTTTCTAAGAACTGAGCGGTGATTGTTGGCGTATCTAGTACCGTTGTGTTTTCGGCTATGCTTAGTGGGAACTGAGCTGTTATTGTTTCAGTTTCAGTTATTGTGGCGTTTTCAGTAATTGAATCTAATAGGTTAGCCTGTACCACATAAGATGGGTTTTCCAAGAATCCAATACTATTAAAATTACCTGCAAACGGACTACCTGCTATAGCAAACGCAGAAATACTTGGCTGTTGCGTTATGGTGTAGGGTGTTTGCCCCCATGCTTCTACAATAGTTGCACTAAACTGAGCGGATATAGACTCTGACTCTGCACTAGTAATTGGCTCAGTAACATTAAATTGGAACTGAATACTTGCCGCTTCTATATCTGCAAGAGTAATATTTTCTGTCTGTGATTCTAAAAAAGATGAAGTCTGGGTACTAGAATCGGCTATGCCTGTGTTTTCTGTATCGCTTACACTAAACTGAGCATTGATACTTGGTGTATCTGCTAGGTTTATGTTTTCTGTATCACTTACGGAAAACTGAGCGGTAATTGTTTCCGTCTCAGCACTTGTAATGTTTTCGGTTTGTGATTCTAGAAATGCGGAAGTCTGTGTGCTTGAGTCATTAGATGTTAGGGTTTCTACTATACCTTCAAAGAAGTTATCTTGTTCGCTCTGTACATCAAAAATCTGGGTTATTGTTTCAGTAATAGATTCCGCATACTGAGCAGCGAAAACTTGAGAATCGGCAACTCCAACATCTTCTGTTGTTGCTACAGCAAAAGCCACCCCAATCGCAGCAAATGAAACCTTAGCAAAAGGGGTGATTCCAAACATATTAGTTTGTTACTTCAGGTTTTGTCTCTAAAGATTTTTTGAGCATTTCCATAAAAGCATTTTTACCCACGTTCAACTGATCAAGGTTAAACTGAGCGGAACTTATTTTACGGTCTAAGTCGATGCAATGCTGAAATAGCACTTGCTGCTCGTTAGTTAAATCTTCAAAGTTATATTCAACATTGTCTATCGTGATTTGAGTTTTTTTCGTGTTTTCACTCATTTCATTCTCCTATAAATTGCCACCAAAAAGGGCTGATGGCTTACCCTAAAATTAAGACTGTACCCAAGGTAACGGTGGTTGTGTTACTGTTGGATTAATTAAATTGTTTAAATTTGTGTTTACAGCAGTTTCAGTGGCTTCTTGATTAATGCCGTTTGACCAACACCATCCAACAACTTGTGATTGAGTTAGCGAACTGTACGGAGTAAATGAACCACCTTCTGCTGGTTCAGGGAATGTACAAGTTCCATATACGCTGTTTGTAAATTCTACAGGGGGAGTTGCTGTATTTGATTCTGTACCTGTGCATCTCCAGCCTGCTGTTAATACTACTTCTGAATGACCATTAATGGTTTGTGTACTTGCGTCCATCCAGTCTATAGTCCAGTTAATTGTTGCTGACATTTAGATACCTACTTTCTGTTTAAGTTGTTCAATAATTGCTTGTTGCTCTTGTATTGCTTTTACTAATGTTGGGATCATATCGCCCATTTTTAAACCAAGTTTTGTTTCTGTATCAGAGTATTTATAATCGCCAACTAAATCAGGTAAAACTTCTTGAACTTCTTGGGCAACAAAACCAGCCACATTTGTAGCATCGCCATTAATCCAATCAAAACGTCTTGGTTGTAATTTCATTACTTCTGCTAAACCTGTTTCTAGTGGTTTAATATTAGTCTTTAAAGATTGGTCAGAAATAGCAGTAATAGATGTTGAAGTTGCATGAACAGTTCCACCATAATCTACATAAAAACGATATGCACCAGCACCTGTTGAGTACAATGTGTAAGCTGCGTTTCCAGATGAAGAAGATGAACCTACTGTGGCAAAATAAGGTGCTGTGGCATCAACAGTAATTTTGTTTCCAATTCCCGTTGTTGGGCTTGTATTTGTAGTACCTACTAATAAATTACCACTATTATCTAGTGTCATTGCTTGGGTAAATGTTATAGCGTTTCCTGCTGTGCCTGATGGTGCTGTGTACCAATAATGACTACCAGCACCCATAATGTATTCAGAAGCATAACCAGTAGTTAAATAAATACGATTAGCACCATTAAAATAACCATTATTAGTATAAAAACTTGATGCGTTGCCTGATGTTGAACTCCATAAAGAAGTTGTACCACCTATTTGAAATCCTCTATATCCACTCCAAGCACTAGGAGTAACTCCAAGTCCTAGATTGCCTGATGAATCAAGCGTCATTCCTAATGTATTGTAATTTGAATAAAATTTAATGCCTGGTGTGTAAGCATTATTAATATTTAAATAACTAGAAGAATCTAAAAATAAAATATTTCTTGCTGTGCCACCACTATCTGTCAACAAATATCCACTACTTGAACCATTACCACTTGAATATATTGGTCCAACTACTTGTAATGGATAACTAGGACTATTTGTACCTATTCCTAGATAGCCAGCAGATGTAAGACGCATACGTTCTGTTGCAGATGTTCCAAATTGTAAAGAATCTGAAGACATTTGATATTGCATATAACCTTGATATGCTTGAGTAGTTGTTGTTCCTTTTGCAAAAAATAAACTAGCATAATTTGTTGTACCTGAATATACAGTTATACCTTGGTCAGTTGACCCATTTCCAACAACTAATTGTTTTGCCAAAGAATTAAATGATGACGGAGTTGTATTACCAATTCCTAAATTAGTTCCATCAAAAAATAAATTACTACTAGAACTAAAAGCACTTGTACCATTGCCGTAAGGAATATATCCTGATGTTAATGTTGTTAATCCTGTGCCACCATAAGACACACCAAGAGCATTAGTTAAATTAAGCGTATTAGCCGTTAATGTTGTTCCGTTAAAAGTAAGATTAGAACTATCTTGTAATAATCCACCTGTACCAGCGTAAGTTACTCGACCACTTGTTAATGCTGAGTCGGTAATAGAACTAAATGTTGCTGTTCCTAAAGACGGCTGTACGTTTCCTGATGCGTCTAAATAAACTGCTTTCTCACTAGGATAAGTTACAAATACGTTCTGTGTACCTGAAGCAAAGTTAACAGTAGAGCCAGCGTTAGATGACGATAAGACCGTTGTACGAGCAAGCGTATTTCCTGATGATGAATATGTACCAATACCAACTTCCCAATTTGCACCAGATTGGTCTGCAATAGTGTAGTAACAAGTATTACCATTACCTATCGCAGCAGAAAAAGTTTGATAGCCTGTTACTGCTCCGAGTAGCGTAACCGCTCCTGTGCCTGGTGCTGCTGCTGTTTCTAATACACGGTCTTTAAGTACCAAACTCATTATTTATTCTCCCAAGGTTCTCTATGCCATGTATATCCCTTATGAGATTTACGATGACCGCTAATACATTTTATAACATTAGCATGCTGTATTCCAGCTTCTTTCATTGCTTGTTCACCAATAAATTTAACTACTTCACCAGTAAGAATGTTTGTTCCAATCCAAACCCATTTACGTTGGGCGGTATTACCAGTAGCGTGTTTATTGCCTAAAAATATTTTTCGTGCGGCTTCTTTTTGCTTGGCGGATGATGGTCTGCCTAAATTATATTTATTGCCTTTATGCAAATCGCTAAGTTTTCTTTTAAATTCTTCTGAATGTTTTAGCCCTGATGCAACACCTTTATTCCATGGAATAGATCCTGTCTTAACAATACTAAGTTTTATTTTAGTTTCTTCTTTACACGGTATTCCAATATTCCAAACAGGCTTTCCTAACCTTGCACGTCTATTATTTTCTCGTTGTTCGGCAGTGTGTTTGTATCCTGAAGTACCTTCACCGCCATCAGTTAAATTAGCTAACTTATATCCCATATCTTTAAAACAAGATATCAACAATTTTTCATGGTCAAATGCATCTTGTTCAACATCCCAATTTGCCAATATTTCTACATTAGGAGTTCCATATTTTTGAACTATATTTTTCCAATAAATACCACGTTGATAAAATGCATACGCACGATCCCCTTGACCTTTACCAATGTAAAATAATCGGCCTTGGGGAGTGTAGTGTGCGTAAGTATAAAACATAGGGTAAACCCTTAGCTGGTGGCCGTAGAACTGTAACTTACAGAAACAGTATCACCTGCCGTAACTGCTTTAGCTACTGCAAAATTACCTTCTGAATATAAAACACCAGCCGTTGAACTTTGTGTACTAACAGCACCTGAACCTGTTACCAAGAAGCATCCATAAACTGTTCCGCCACCACCAGTAATTGTATAAGTAATCGCTGTTGCTGAAGATGTAGTTACGTTAGATGGTGTAGTTCCTGATGAAGTAGATGCAGCAAATACTGCTGTTCCACGTACTGCTGAACCACTAACTGTGTAGTTAACAAACTCTGTCCATGTATGTGAAGCCATTGTATCGGTAGCTGCAAATGTTGTGCTATTACCAATCAAGCCAAGAAACGGTCCAACTGTTGTATATGTTCCTGATGTTCTTAATAAAGTATCCAGCATTAACTGTTTACCTACAGCAACAACTAAATTAGGAAACTCTTCTGTCCACTTTAAGTTACCCTGTGCATCACGGCACTCAACATGGTAATGTCCTTCTACGCCCATTCCTTCAGGAATAGTTACATTTGCTTGTAATGTTGCTACAGCGTTATCACCGCAGCTGGCTAATTCGTTTGTCATAATTTCTCCTAAGATGGACTGCTATAGTTAAGACTGCCTGTATTGGTTCCAATCGTTAATATTGCACTATTGTATGAAGCTGTTGGGAACTGTACTGTAAAACTGGTAGTGCAAGTTTTATCTGATCCAAAATTCAACACAAAACATGCTGCTCCTGTAGTTGCATTATAAATTAATGCTCCTCTTGTAGTAAAGGATGCTGGGTTCCAAACTGCATTATTAAACGATACATAACTTACATTATATTGTGTATTCTGTGTCGGAAATGTTGAAATAACTAAAATATTTCCACCAGCTGTATAACCAGTTCCAACCACTTCATTGACTGTTGTATATGCCGCTGTAGATTGCCCTAAATTAGCATTGGCATTATATAAAGCAATCTTATAAGTATATGGAGTAGATGCAGAAAAGTTTTCTAAACCACTTAAAAGGTTTTGTTGAAAAACTGTGCATGATGTTTGAACTATCATGAGATTACATTACCTTTAAGATTAGTATTTAATTTAGTCATTCCATCCCTGTACGCATCGCCACGCTCCATACCATTACCAAGACGAATAGCTAATTGAAGAGCTTCTTGATATTTGTCTTCATAATATTTAACCATATCTTGTTCACCTTTCATAAAGATCATAGCTTCTCGCATAGATCCATATAAAAGAACTGGATCAAAGTTATCACCTAACCAACTTTGACCATTAGAATTATTAACTGTTACCACATTAAAACTAAATCCAGATGCAGTAGAACTACCACCTAAATAAGTAGTATTGACTGTTAATACATCACTAGCATTATAAAAACTTCCGCCATTTTGTAATTGAACAGAAATAATTGATCCGTTTGTTCCTACTAATACATCACCATATCCACCTACGCCAGACTGATTACCACTTGTAGAATAATATTGAAAAGGAACATTAGGATAAAATCCTGGTATGTAGTTAGCTCCAGCACTTGTTAATGCTATGCTTAAAATAATTCCTTGAACAATTGATGCTGGATAATAAAAATAATGCAATTCAGCACCATAAGACATATCAGGTGTTGGTCCAATAATCAACGACAACTCATTAGGATTAGAAAATTGATTACCAAATAAAGCATAATGAAATGGAGTTCCAGTTGCGTTAGGATTGGGATAAGCCTCACGAATATAATTCACATCTTTATTCAAAAGATAAGAATAATTACCTGTTGTTGGATTAATAATTGCCAGAGAAAATGTAGCCAAATAATCGTTTGGTAAAGATAAATAAGGATTACTTGCCGTTAAACTACCTGTTACATTCTTCCGTAATGATGGAAACTGAACTGAGTTATAAACACGCTCTTCACATTCCTGAATAAATGTAGGAATGTAAGCAACAAACGTAGACTCCGTATTTTGAGAATACGCTTGTATCGTGTTAAAGAGCTGCTCGTAATTCACGCCATTGGCCCTCTACTCATTTTTCCTTTAGTTGCTGCACCAGCTCCACGCATTTCAATACCATCTTTTTTTTCTACTGCCATGCCATAACTTACTCCACCCTTAATAGGATCTTTGATGTTTACATCTTTGGCAGCTTTTTCACGAACATAAGTTCCACGATCCATCACTTCTTGACCAGTAATATGCTTTTCTTTATTGGTATGTGGATTGGCATATGCCTCTGCTGGTTCAGCAAATTTATTTTTACCAATCGTAATCTTTGGACTATTCTTAGTAGTTGGTTTAACTTGAGTAGCCATTATTTGCTCCCTGCTTTTTGATTATGAGCACGAGCTAAATTGCGACCTAATGCCTTCATCGCTTTGCCTGTCACTCCACCTTTAGCCATTTTAGTAACTGGCTTACCTTTGTGCATATGATGTTCATGTTTATGAACTTCTTTTGCAGCTTCTTTATCAGCAATCTTTACTACTTGTTTCTTATCCATGTTAACTCCTAAGTTGTTAATATCGTTACTTTACCTATTGTAATCACTAAATTCAAGTCATTGGGAACAAATGCATCTGTAAAATAACTAGCCCCTCCAACTGGATTCCAACCCCATTGCGTTTGTCTACTACCATCATTTACATAACCAAGATTGTCTACATTATTTACATTTGGATCATATGGATTTGTAAATAGTCCAGTTGTTCCACTTGCTTGATAACTTACATCAGGTCTTGGTTCACGCACAGCTTGTGGATCATTTACAGGATATAAACCTAAACTCAACTGTGGATGATCTGGATCCCAACACTCAGGACAAACTTTAATATTAAATAACTTAGTTTTAATAATTTCTTTTTTTAATTCCTTCAGCAAATATCGTTGACCACATCGGTCACATTCGGCAATTGCCCATTTGCCAGATGAATATTTGTTTGGCATTAAACTATCCTGCCTTTTGTCCTACCTTTAGTTTCTATTCCATGACCACGCACAACTGTGCCATTAAATACTCTAGTCATACTTGTTTTTTGGCCATCAAATCCTTTAACAAGCTTTTTGCTACGATATTTGTCTTCTACCTTTCCACCTTTTTTATATTGCTCAGATTTAGGTGCTCGACCAGCTTTCATCGCAGCTTCTACTTCTTGATCCATAATTTGATGAATTTCTTTTGCTCTTTTGTCGCCTTCTTTAGGAGTATCGTAAATTGGATATTTGCCTTTATTAATATCTGTCCTGAAATACTCTCGAATCAAATCAGGATCTTCATATTGTTTTCCTTGGATGTAGCCAGGAACAAGGGCTGATTTGCCTTTATATGGACCGCTATCCATTGTCACACCAGTACTATAAACAGTTACAGGCTCACCCTCTGGACCAGTTCCAACATTGTTAAATGCAATATTGTCTCTGTGATATTGGACAATATTTTTTTCTTGTGGGGTAAGTTTCAAGTCAGCCATTATCTACCTGCCCCACCATAAAATCCCATTCTTGGAACAAAACGAATAGCAGCTTTTTCTCTGTCTTCATCAGATGCTAATGTCCATTGTTCCATATAATCAGCTTTTAACATCGCTATACGAGCAGGATCTACCCCAGTAATTTTCTGAGATAAGTAATAAGCCAGTCCAGCAACCATCGCAGATATAAATCGAAATGGTATATCATTCGTTGCCGTACCAGTTCCAGCATCTTGCATTCTACGCAATCTCCAATATACAAATGTATACTGACTGCCTGGTGAATTTGGTGTAGGCCAGACATTAATACAAGGTAGATTTGTAACGCTTATAGGGGCGTTATAGGCATGTGCAGCAGCAGTTGTACCTGCTTGTCCACGATAACAATTTATAAGCTGTGCAGCCGTTGTAGATACGTTTGGATAGTAAATAATCTCATTATCTATCTTGATATATCCAGTTGCAGCTAATCCTGTCAAATCAGATGGAGTAAGCTGAATAGTTGTATCTGTTGATGATATACCACCATTACCATTAGAGCCATTTCCAACCAAAGTATAAGATGTCGGATTAACTTGCCCAGATTGGCGATTGATCCATACTTGAATTGGTCTACCTTGTGCCAGTTTATTAGGCAAAGTAGAATAAGTATCTTCCGATATACGGCTAATATTAATATCAATTTGATTCTGCAAAGTACCAGTACGAATCACTTGGCTTAATAAATCAATCGTATCAATTGGCAAAGGATAAGTAATCTGACCTGTATTCATGGGAATTTGTCCCTCTTCTACAGTCCATAGATTAATACCTCTATTTGCCCATTCAACAGTTAATATATTTAAAGAACGTCTAGCAGTTCTAAAATCATAACCACTTCTTAACTCAGCACCGCACCGTTCGAACGCCTCTTCAATGAGTTCGTTCATGTTTAAATCAAATACGGAGGTGCCTGTAGTAGTCATTTATGCATTTTTCTAAGTGTTTCTGCTAACCTTGCACGTTGTCCTAACTTGCCAAGCTTTTTAGCAGCAGCTTCGAGCTTTTTCTCTGGAATGGTATGTCCTTCTTTAACACCCAAAGATTTACGCAACGCACCAGCTCTGTGTATTGCGTTCTGTATCCATTTTTCAGCCATGATTAACTCGCAGCTGGTGGGGTTGGAGTAGCCTCTGGAGCAGCCTCTGGTGCAGCTTCTGGAGCTTGAACAACTTCTGGTGCTGGAGCAACAGGAGGAGGAGCAACCAAAACAGGAGTTGGATCTACTGGTGCAATTTCTGCAACAAAGTTAGACACAACAGCTCTAGCTTGATCATCCGCATCTAATTGTTTTGACTTTAAAAAGTTTTCAACAATAGACACTTCTTTGCCAACATAATTAACAAAATCATTAATTAAATTGTGTTCTTCAGAACGATGTCCAACACTTCTTACAAATGCAATTGCTTTTTCAAATAAATTCATTTTTTCCTCGCAGCTCTCATGTTATCGACTAAATTAGGATAAGGTCTACCAGCAGCTTTAGCCATAGCTTTTGCCGATGCCTTTTTTGCTGAACTTAACTTTTTAGGTTTGCCCAAACCTTTCGGTCTTGGCTTATCCCATACCTCGCCACCTTTTGCATACATAGCAACAGCATCAGGGTTATCCTTTCTGTGAATAACCTTTTTAGTTGGCATCTTGGATGGGTTCATAGCTCCCATACCACGACTGGCTCTCATTTGTGAGCCTTACCACCCCAACACATTTTTTCAACATGATCCATGTGATGGTGATGATGTTCTGCATGCTTTTTAAAATGATGCTTGTGATGTTTATGAGATTCAGTCTCATGTTCAGAAATAAACTCATCATGACGTTTCATATCTGGACCTGATTCTGGCTCCATGTGTTCTTTGGTTAAATGTGGTTTCATCAATTTCTCCTTAACAATATTTAGTCTTAGTATGACCACGCATAGCGATACCATCAGCACGATGTGATGTAGATCCACCATGAGCCATCTTTTTTACATGACCACCATGTTTTTTGGTATTGACTAATGGACCATCTCCAATAGTATTACCTTTCATCTTAGGATGACGATCTTCTGTGTGACCACGTTTTTCAACTTTAGATTCACCAAAACGATCATGTTTATTAGAACCTTTTTCAACATCTTCTTTCATGGTACGAGGACCCATTGACTCAGCTTTACCACCATGAGCCATTTTCTTCATGTGAGCCTTACCACCATGCTTCATCATTTTAGCTTCATGCTCTTCTTCTTTAGCAATACGTCTAAGTTCTTTAGCCTGGTTCATTTCATGCATCTTTTCACTTTCGTGATGAGTTGCACCACCGTGAGCCATCTTTTTCATTTTATGATGACCTTCATGTTGAGCCATATGATGTTCAGCCATTGCTAAATGGTGATGAGCTAAATGTTTATGATGTTCTTTAGAAAGACCACCATGTTTCATTCCACCAGCCATTGGAGCACCCATTGGAGGTGCTGGAGGAGCCATTGGAGCTGGGGGATTTCCCATTGCTCTTGCTGCCATCATTGCCATCGCTGGGTTCACACTACGTTTTTTCATCGTTGCCATATTGATTCCACCTTTTTTAAAATGTTTGCCTTTATCGGCTTCTACAAAATCACGCCCCACCCTTTGTGGAATGTGAACCTTATCAGCAAACGCCTTGGAATGGGCTATTGCCTCCATAAAATCATGCTGTTTTTTACTATGACTTGGCATTACTACCTCGTATTAATTCGTTAATTTTATCTTCCAAACGATTAAATCTTGTATCGATGTGGTCCATAATCTTACTTAATTCAGCTTGAGTTACTGTATCACGAGCCACTTCTTCACGAGTCTTGTTTAATAAAATACTTAAACGATTTAACTCCTGAAATTTTTCTTTCATTATAAAACCAACGATTGCAATAAGTATAGTTAATATTGCATTCCAAAATGGCATGATTGCATCATTTAACATTTCCACTTCCTTAAACTTTTGTTGATTCTTGAATTAGGATCATTTGCTGTTTCCGCACTGGTCAATCTTTTTTTCATGCCTTCCATGCGAGCACAGAAGGACTTTTTACGGCTGCCACCTTCTGGCTGTGGTGCTTTTAAATGAGCACCATGCTCTTTATTGTAAGAAGCTCTCCCTTTGGCGTTTAAACCGCCATTAGGATTTTTACCTTCTTTACGTTGCCAAGTAGGAGTCTTTGCCATGATTAGCTACCGTTAGAAATTAAATAACCTTCTTGCGAAACTGTTAAAGCAGCAGTACCAGTGCTAACTTTTGCTTGCAATTGGATATCTGTTTTTTCAGCAACAAGCCTTGGCATTACTCGTTGTGTATGATAGTTATTTGTAAATGGGGCAATGATAGTAACAGTTGGTACACCTGAACTACTTGTTTGATAGTTTTGATATGTTGCAAATCCTGCTGGATTGGCATTTAAACTAGTATTGATGTCAATACGACTCAAATAATAAGTATATCCTGCTGGTACGGTATAAATACCCATTAAAGTACGACCATTACCTGCTGCAATCTCTGCGTACAAAGTTGTATCTGATGTATCTTTTAAAGTAATGTTACCAGTAGGAGCACCACTCGTTACTGACATACTATTGATACGGAAATAAGATTTCACTGTAGTTACAGCTGTTGTACCGTTCAACTTAATAGTTTCAGAAATTTGATTGTAATTTGCATCCAAGCCGTTAATAGTGATTAACGCAGTTGCATCAGCACCAGTGTTAACAGAACTAACAAGATGCATCTGAATAGCAGATGATGGGAAAGTGTAAGTAGTATTGCCTTCCCATACAGGAACAAAAGATGTGCCTACCGATGCTTGGTAGCCATAAATATTTAAAACACTATGACCATAGATCTGACCACGAGCAACTTGTAAATCAAATGGCTCAGTCTGTCCTTTACGAGTAATAGACGTTACCGAATTATTGGTACTTGGTATTCCATTTGGGCTTTGTGCCATATTAATCTCCTAAAATTTTAAAAAGGGGACCGTAGCCCCCTATCGGATTAATTAGTCAAAGTTACCGTATGGGTAAGTTGTCGCATTACCAATGTTCATGTCATTTTGGTTGTAACGTAAAGTTACTTCAACTTGACCTGAAGACAAACCAGCTGAGGTTGTTGTCATTTTTAATGTCACAACTATTTGGGTAAACCATGCTGGTTCTTGACCTGCTTGCAAGTTTTGGAAGTCTTGCAAAGTTGCATTGCTATTGGTTAACTGTGAGCCTACAAATGTTGCTGTGTAACGCTGTGCAGCTGGGCTAGAAATGTTAGCAAATGTTGCATACACACCAGTAGAAGTTGCAAAGTTATTAGAAACATATGGTTGAATTGCACTTACAGCCACTGGAGTACCAGCGTTGTCTTTTGGAATTGTGCCAACATCAAGGATAACGTCAGTGATATTACAGCTGTATGGCAAGTAGAAAACTACGCCACGATAAACAGTATTGGTTGCATCAGCTGTAGGAGCAGATGCTGCTGTAGGACCAGTGTTGCTAAATACACCGTTTTGTGGGGTGTAAATAACAGCATTACTGTTTGGGATGTTATTTGAAGCTACAAATTGACCAGAACCACCACCATAGTTAGCACCAGGTGCAGTTACTGAAAAGTCTAAAAGAGCTGTTTGAACGAGGTCGGTATAACCAACATCACGAACAGGACCAAAACGGTTAGCACCAGATAGGATTGGTCCATTAAATGTAGAACGTGCCATGACAAATTTCCTTATGCAAAAGTTGCTATTCCGATCGTTGCATCGTCTGCTGGGGCAGTGGTGGAATAGTTAATCACCCAGTAATCATTAGTTTACTACTTCTATAAATTTGTGCAATCTTTTTTATAAAAAAATCCCCAGTTTTTAGGCTGGGGACAAGTCCTCTCACGAAGGAAATAACCTTAGTAAGAACCGTAGATACCTAATGGATCAGATACACCAAAAGAATAACGCTCACGAGACTTGTAACGTACGTTACCTGTATCGAAGTCACCATCCATTGAGTTCTGTAAAGGTGTTCTTACGAACATCTTAAGACCGTTAGGAACATCAGTAGTCAAGAACCATGCGTTAGTTGCTGTTAAGAAGTGGTTAATTGCATAACCTTCTGGAACAGAACCGTTGTTCTTAATTGCGTTGATGTCGTTGTTGTTTGTACCAACACGAAGTTCAGTATCTAACAAACGAGTTGCTACGAACTGGAGTGCAGGTGGAACAATCAACTTCTTCGGTTTTGCAGCGATTAATAAACCACGCTCATCAGTCCATGCAGCGATTTGAATAACAGCATTTTCCAATGCAGTTTCGTTCAAGTCAGCAGGAGTTGATGGAGTGTTGGCGTTAACACCACCAGAGATTAATGGGTGTGCAGTAGAGAACAAAGGCTGACCGTCACCATAAGTGAACTGGCTATTAAAACCGTTGTTTAATACAGCAGCAGCCTTAACCTGTTTGGTGTAAGCCATTGCACGAGCCAAAGCTTTGGTATAGCGACCAGAGAGAGAATCGTACAAGTTATCTTCGATTGCCTCTTCAGTTAAGCTGAAACCAAGAGCGATAGTTTCGTGGTTATAACGAGCTGTCCAAGCTTCTTGTCCGTTGTCATAAGCGATGGCTTGACCTTCGTTTTTGACTGGAGCAGCTGAGAAGCCTGACAGTTTTGTTTCTTCTTCAAAAGAACGCTCAGAAGTTTCGATTTCATAAACTTCTTTATGTTCTTCACCGTAACGAGCATATTCAAGACCAAACAAAGCGTTTAATCCAGGTAATAGCTCTTTTAATAGTTGTGCACGAGAAATAGCCATTTAAATGCTCCTTAATTAAACACCAGTTGAATTGAAATAACTATGGAAACCTGCGTTCCAAGTTACCAACGCTTCTGGATAGCCTGTGAATGAATACTGTGTTGCAGTCGACTGGGCTGTTGTTACAGCTTTGTTGATCGTCACAGTTGTGCCGTTTACTGTTGTTACATAGGTATTGCTACCTGGGTTAATACCAGGACCTGAAATGACCATACCAGGAAGGATCTGTGTATTTGCAGCAGATAAAGTAACAGTTGTGCTAGATGTTGTAGCATTTTGTGTCACAGTAACAGCTGATGCAGTTACAACTTGAACGATCTTGAATGGTGCAGTTGCAGTTACAGGAGTAATAGCAGAAGTACTAGTTGCAGCAGTTGCTACAGCGATACCAGCATATGAATCACCTGTTGTTGTAGAACCAGTATTTCCTTGTGCGTTACCAATGTAATAAGCATTAGAACCAACGAAAGCTGGGTTGATGTACTGGATAGTTGTTGAACCAGATGTTGAGCTACCTGTGCTAGATAACACTACAGTTTGGAACACAGCTTGTGGATCATCAACAACATAACCAATAGCGTCAGGAGCTGATGTAGCACCTTGCCAATATTGGTAACGATTCTTACCATAAATTGGGCCGCCAGTTGTTGAATATTCACAACCAACAAAAACACCAATCGTGCCAGTTTCAGCAGTAGTTGTGTTGTAAGCTAAAGTTGTTGCAATTAATGTACCAGTATTACTTGCACTTGAACCAATTGTTACAACGTCACCGTTGTACAAACTAGTTGCATAGCCATTGACGATAGGGAACATGCGAGTAGAACCAGCATATACACGACCACCAATCAAGTTAACTGGCTTTAGTCCGTATGGACCTGCTACTGTAGGATAAGCCATATAATTCTCCTAAAATTATGAACGATTTCCAAAACTAACCGTAGACTTCCGTTCTTGGAACAGAGGCATACGAGAGTCGCTTTGCCTTAAAAAACTATTATCTACTGCATCTGCATTCGCCTGGGTTTGATTTGCCTCATAATCAAATCTCGCCTGTACAAACTCTTCAGGTATCTTGCAGAGTAATAAACCACCAATCTCAATATTGTCTTTAAAACGACTATCAGGATCAGTTAACATGCCATATTTCGGTTGCTCTTCAGCTCTGACTGGTTCCCAGCCTTCTCTCAGTTTTGAAGAGAGATTACGAGGGTCAGCGTTGTTAAGCATCGAAACCCTAACCCAGCGATAAGCAAATCCTGCTTGCTTGTCTGGTTCAGGTAACAACTCTGGAGGTCTCCAAGCCATTGGTCTCACAGTTTGTTGTCTAGTTTCAATTTCACGGTTATTACGATTTTGTTCAGCCATTTTGGGACTCCGATTTTACATATGCATTAAAATATTGCTCTGGTGAAATTTTTAATTTCTTACACAGATCCAGTTGTCGAGTATTTAAAGTAATCTTTTTTGAAGAGGTAGATCTCGTTGCTGGTGCAACTACCGTGCTTTTGCGAGTTGTTGTAAAGGTTTTGGTCTCTACTTCCCCAAACTTTTCAGGGAATCGTTTTCTCATTTCTGCATCAATAGTAGACCAGTAGTCATCGGAGCCTAGTGGGGCCCCTTCCCTTTCTAGTCGCTTATGTATGCCCATAGCGAGAAAACTCATATCATCGTCAGTACCATACCACTTGTTTTTGTCAAGCCACGCTTGGGTTTTTGAGTCCAGTCGTGCAGGTTGGTTCTGCTCTTGAGGTATTTGTACCTCATTTACAGATGATTGTAAAGCATTTTCATCGTATTGTGGGCGATATCTTTCCATCTCTTGAGCTTTAAACTGCACTTCTGTTAATCGCTCTTGAGCTTCGACCAATCTTTCAGCATCACCAGAGTCATACGCTTCTTTATATTCTCTTCTTGCCTTATCTAAGTCAGAGGCTAACTTCTCTTTAGCCGTATTAACATAGACTTTTTCACCATCAGAAAGTCGACTTTTTAAAATCTTGTTCTCATTAATAATGGTATTAGCAAGACGAATAGCTTCTTCGTTTTCTCTGAGAGCTGCTTCTTTCGCTCTACGCTCGTCATTTAACAGTTTCTTTGCTTGAAGAATGCGTTGTTTAGCTTCTTTAGAGTAAGACTCTAAATCGTCAGCTTCAAACTCATCAACAATTTCCTTTGGCATAGGTGCAGCATTAATCCTATCTTCCTCTGGAGTATCATCGACAACTTCGATTTCAACTTTATCATCTTCAATATCTTCACTTAAAAACGAAAAGTCTTGTTTTTCAAATTCAGCCATTGTGTTCTCCTTAAGCTCTAGTAATTCCACGAGGATCATCTACTACTGCCTCGACAGAATCATCATTGATTAATCGGAATTCTCTGCCATGAATCTTCAGGCGAGTGCCAGTATTTGGTCTGGCTAGAATAAAGTCACCGACTTTACACCACGGACCATTTGGGAAACGCTTCTCGTCTTTATAACAATCAGGTCCCATTTTTAAAACAAAGAATACAGTAGATAAGACTTCTTCCATGTGCAGAGTTTGATCTGCTTTTAGAATTCCACCACTATGTTCTTTTTCTGCATCTGGTATTGCTACCAACATGCGATAACCCATTGGTTCAGGTAACTGCTTTGCTTTTTCTTCTGCTGTTTGAGGCAGGGTTGTTGTTGCGTTCACATCATCGGTGTTTGAGCCGATTAGGATTTTACTCATCGAAATTCTCCAGTCTTGATTTAAGGTCTATGATATTTCTACGCATCGTGAGCAGACCATGAATCTCACCACACATTCTTTGGTAATCGGCATAATCTTTGGCTTCACCGATTCCCAGAGCCTCTTCAAGAATCTTTACTTTGTCATCAATCTGTTTGAGAAGATGATCTAGTATTTTTTCTTTCATTTAATTTCCTTTTTTTTAAGTTGTTTAGCGTTTTTATATAAATCAGCTGTTACCTGAAGTTTTTGACTTTGGCGTTGTTGATTCATTTGGGCTTTTGCATTACCAATTTGATGACCTAACTTCATACCTTCTAACTGTTGTTTGGCTTCTAAAGACTCTCTATCAGATCTTGTTTTAGCTCCAATCTGCATACCAGCAATTTCTTTTTGGGCTGCAATACGCATTTTTTCAATTTCAATCTGATCAGCACCTTTAGCCGCATCAATTTGCATCTTCTTCTGCTTAATATCAATTTCTTGTGCCTTTAACTGCAATTCTTTCATCTGCATCTGGATAATTGGATCTTGTGCAGCTTGTTGAGCTTGTTGTGCAGCTTGAGCAGTTTTATTTTGACCTAGAATATTCTGAGCAGCTGGTACAGCCATGCGAGTAATCTGCATTTCTTGTTCTGGTGTTAACTTAATATCATCATCTTCATTATCAGAATAAGGAATTTGGATACCCATTTGCTCTTGCATCTGTCTCATATACTCCATTCCCACATGCTCGGTAATATGTGACTGTAAAGCTTGCATAATTTGTGGTGCTTGTGGGTTTTGACCAATGACTTGTTTGATTTTTGGATCATTTAATGCAGCCATATGGATTTGAATATGAGCTTGATGGTCTTGATACATGAAAGCTTTGAGTGGTTTATTCTTTAAAGCGTTCATATTCTCCGTAATAGGGTCCGTTGGCTTCATATCTTCTTGCATTGGCACCAATTTTTCTGCATTTTTTATCCCAATCACTTCTAACATCTGTCTATGTAGATAAGGTAAGTTATAAAGCTGGGGTGCAGTCTGTGAAAGCTGTAAAACTGCCTGATATTGCACCACTTTTTGGCTCATAGTAGCCGCATTAGGATCGCTTACAGGGATAATATTGACCATTTCATAGTCAGATCTACGAGCTTTACGGTCTCCAGTATCAGGTTCAAAAGAATAATCCTCTGGAGCGTAGTCAGCAATAATCTCTTTAAGTAATTTGAACTCTTGTTTCATTGAATAGTGGATACGAGCTTGTATCGCACTCATGACTTTCAAGGTTCTTTCCAAAATTGCCAGCGTTGTACCGACTGGTGACTGGCTACTCATGTCACTTGCTTTCAAATCGCCACTAGAAGCAAACCTTCTACCCTCTTCCACGATCTGATTGAGCAATGCCATCAATGTTTGGCTTGGTTCTTTGTACGGCAACGGCATAATGTTGTCTTTCATCGTGCCAGATGGTACATCTACGTCTCTAAATTCGCCTGGAGCTATCGGTGTATCATCGCCTTTGACTCGTAATCCACGAGTTTTAAAGCCTCCTGGAAGATTAGACAAGGATCCTGCATCAACTAACTGTCTTAAAATAGAAGTTCCAGATTTGGCAAAAGCCCCAATAAGGTGTATAAGCCCAAAGTGGTAAAAACCAAAACCAGGAATATAACCATAATGAACAAAATGTTGTCTTTTTTGGTGTGTCTTGTCATCTTCTCTCCAGTTTCTACGAATTGCCAAGATCATTCCATTGGCTTTTTCAATCGTTACAACATACGGAAGAGCAATTCCAGTTTCAGCTCCTGCCTTATCTTTATGTTCAAAGCCAGGTAAATCTAAGTGCACATGCATTTCTAAGATCTTAAACCTGTCATCTGTGCTGGCTCTAAACCCTAACTTTTCTGCTATCTTCTTTTCTACTTCATCCAGAATGTTATCTGGTGTTCCTAAACTAATATCCCTGTAAAATCCTGCATAAATCAAGTGATTCATCTCACTTTCAGTCTTACGCATCACATGGGTAATTCTTTCAGCCGCCTCAAGACTACTCGCACCATATGGCACCACCAAGTCTTCTGCTGGAATATACATCGAAACCTGACGATCTAGCGTTGGATCAACATAGACTTTCTTAAATCCATTACCTGAAAGTCCTACGCCCCAGAGCATACGTTCATGTTCAGGGCGATATTCTTGCATGACATCCACAAGCTGATGGTTCATGTCTTCAACCACCCTACCCATTGCATCTTTTTTGTCTTGGGTTTCTTTACCAACTATCTCACCCTTAACAGGACCACTTGCTGGAAAGGTTTCCATAATGGTTTCAGACTGAAACTTAATCACCGCTTCTGCCAATACAGGATGGTAAACTCCACAAGCACCTTCCCACGGCTCTGAGCGTTCTTCAATCTTTAAGCCTAGTAACTCTAAGCCATCCACATAAGTTTGTATCCAGTCTTTACGAGAATCAATGTCGGACTGAAAATCTCCCATGAGATCACCAGCGATTTGTGTTAAGACCGATTCAGGAACATATTCCGCCAAATTAGCGTCAAAGTCTTCAATAGACTCACCACCAATTTCAATTTCTACGCCATCCATTTTGATGTCTACTTCTTCTGGATCAACAATCTCAATTTCAACATCTGGTCCATCGATGGCTGCTAAACCTTGTGGAGCTTGATACAGGGCTTTATCTATTGACATATGAATCCTTAATAATATGCACGTTTACGCCTAAATTCTTTAGGCTCATCTGGCTCATCACTCTGTAAAGTGATAAATCCACCTCTTCTGAATCTTAACAAAGCTTGTGTGGTTGAGTCTACCAAGTCATCATGATCTGAGTTTGGAAATGCCGCCAGCTCTTCTACGACTTCTTCAGCCCATCTTTTTCTTGGTGCCCATACCTTACCACTAGCAAACAAATCTGATACGCTATTAACCCTAGATATTTTATCGTTTCCCCTAGTCGGTGTAAACTCTTGAACAGGTATTCCCATTCGTCTAAGCTCAAATATAAGGGGAGCACCAGACGCTTTCGCTTCAACAATAAAGCTGTCAGGTTGCCAATCCTTGTACATTTCGTAGGCTCTCTCCTTAAGAGTGGGGAACTCCATACGCTCTTTAAGTGCATCCAATAAAATAATATTTGGGTCTTGTTCGTTTTCATTTAAATAAAATACTCCCCAAGTTGTACAGGCTGAATAGTCGGCTCTCTCACTTTTTGTAAATGCCGTATCCCATGACTGGATTATATAGTGACATGGCGGTGGTGTCTCTTTTTCCCACACTTGCCACCATTCTCTTTTAACAATCGCACCTTCTTCACTTGTTGGATCCTGCTGATACTGAGCTTGCCATTTGGATAAAGGTAATTCAATCCGAAGCTTACACAGTTCATCATAACTCCAGAACTCTGGCCATAATGGTTTTTCATTTCGCTTAATCGCTGGAAGGCTGATAATCTCCCATTCATCGCCATCTCGGTCAATCATCGCCTGACAGATCTTGCCTGTTAAGTCTCTTTTAGACCATCTAGTTTGTACTATAACAATTGAACCACCAGGTTGTAAACGCTGACGTGGACCTGACGTATACCATTCATAAACCTTATCAAAAATCGAAGGATCTCCTGCTGCCAACGCAGCTTCCTGTTCTGAATGAGGATCATCAATAATGAGTAAATCAGCTCCCTTACCAGTAACAGTACCACCAACACCAATAGCAAAATACTCACCATTAGCATTGGTGGACCAACGACCAGCAGCTTTACTATCCGACCGAAGAGATACATTGGGAAATACTTTTCCATAATTTTCTCCATCAACTAAGTTCCTCACCTTCCTACCAAACCCTACGGCTAGTTCTGCCGTGTTCGAGCATTGAATAATTTTCTTATTGGGGAATTTACCCAAATACCAAGCAGGTAACAGGTAAGAAGCAAATTCAGACTTAGTATGCCGAGGAGGCATATTGATAATAAGTCGTTTAATTTTTCCACTAGCAATCTCCTCAAATTTAGCTGCCATTAACGCATGATGATCGCCATGTATAAATCCTGGCCACATCGTCTGTACAAACGTCATAAAATCTATCTGACCAGTTTCCCTAGTCAAAGACTCAGAATAAGCCGTAGCCAAAGGCATCAAAGGTGCCCTCTCCTCCTCTGGCAACATATTTATAATCTGTAACAGCTCATCCATTTAAATTCCTAAGTTTAATATACGCAGGGCGAATGCTACGAGCATACTTTAAGTCTCCTTTACAAACCCCTATTTTTATTAACATTTTCATTTTGCGATGCGTATTACCACGCCCCTTATCGCCAGTCATAAACATTACATCATCCACCGTAGGACCAAAGCCAAAGTTATTCCAATAAGCTTCAATCACATGGAAGATCTCCTTCTGTGCCTTCGTCACTTTACTCTCCTAATTAATTCTTGTGCAGCCTCCCAAGCAGCATCATGCATCAGCGTATGCTTTAACCTATCCATCAGAAGCATTAACCTTCTCCTATCATGAATAGCTAAATACTGTAGATACTGTTCAACATCATCAAAAGTCATTCTTATCCTCATTCGGTTGTTTTCTAGCAATCCTAAATCTATTTATACTGCTACATGGAAAAGAACTTAAAGCAGTAGCATCTCTTAATGTTTTTAATATCGCAATTGCTTGATCTAAGGTAGCCACCTCTATATCAATCTTTTTTTTCCATTCTTCGTAATTTTCCAAAATATACCCCCCTACCCTTTTTCTACCCAATTTGTGATGGGGGGTGTTTCTATACTCATTTTCTTTTCAATCCAGCCAGGATTTTGCACCCCTACCCCATCTTTTTCACTTTTTTCTTCTTTAATATCAACAACTTGTTGTAACCTTTTCATCTGCAAAGGTGACAATTCTTCGCTTTGGGATGGTGATTGATTGTGTGGAATAGTATGCAATTCCGAACCTATGGTCAAACTCGGATTTGGGTGGGTGGGGGTGGGTGGGATGTCGTGTTCTGCGTTTTCGTTGGGGGTGGGGATTAGATGGGGAATTTCTAGAGTTGGCGTGTATGTTTCTTCCTCCTCCTGTTGAATCTCCCTTAATAAATCTTGAGCCGTTCTCTTTGTCTTGGCGTGGAGTGTGCGACTGTTTCCTATTGCCGTTGTAATGGCTGTAAGTAACTGAGCCTTCAGCGTGTTGCTATCGACTGAATGAATGTGCTCAACTCTCTGGGAAAACAGAGAGACCTCCGACATCTTGCCAACCAACTCGAGAGCCTTCAACTGCTGGGCTGGTGGCAACTCGTCATTGAGAGCCATTGAGGATAGTTTCTGAATTGCCATTGTCCTCAACTGAGTGGGTAAAAGATATTCCTCCACTTCTTTAGCCGTCTCAAGGGCTGTGATGTATGTCTGCACTTTGCTATTTTTTGCAACTGTGTTAGCGTTGCGTGATGCTGTGGTGTTCTTCCCATTGGATGTATAAGCCCTTCTGTATGCCTCCGTCTTGTTTCCAGTCTTTACTACTTGCTCTGCGAATTCCTTTTGTCTCTTGGTGAGTTTCAATCCTCTAGGACTATTAGCACCCATTAGTATTCTTTCGATTGGGATGGACTGTATGCCTTCGGCAATTTCTTTTTTCGTGAGTTTTTTCATAGGTATATTCTCGGAATGTTCATAACCAAAGTATAGGGCAAATGTGGAAAGATTATCAACTTCTCTTTGTGTTCTCTCTCTTGTCTTTTTGTAACCTTTGGACTGTTCGCCTTCGGCTTTTTGGTGGTTTTTGGCGTGTTCTCGTGCCCTGCTTTGTTTTTTTGTGAGCCTCTACCCTGCAATATCCCCCTAGAATCCGTCTCAAACCCTTATAAATACTGGGTGAAAAATATTTTCAATTATTTTGCAAAAGGGTATTGACAAGCAATATTGAATCATGCTGAAATACTACTTATCGTCATTAGATGATATTTAATTTAATCAACTGCTAGGAGTTTTTATCATGGTTTTATACAATGTCGCCGTAATGTTTTCTCTAGTCTTATTCTTTATTGGTCTTGGACTGGGCGTGTATTTATCTTCAATCTTTGAGAGGGCTTAATCATGGGAAATCGTGCCGTCATTAGTTTTAAGGGTGTTTCTACTGGTGTTTATCTTCATTGGAATGGTGGGACAGAATCTATCAAAGCCTTCCTAGATTGTGCAAAGGAATTGGGTATCCGTTCCCCTGTTCGTGATTCTTACGGAATTGCTAGATTTTCTCAACTGGTGGGTAATTTCTTCGGTGGGAATCTCTCTCTCGGTGTTGGTCCTGTTGATTCTCTCGACTGCGACAATGGGGACAATGGGCTTTATATCGTAGGCGAGGACTGGGACATTATAGACCGAAAGTTTAACCCTCCTTCGAGGGCATTTAAAAAGGAATACTATGAGGGCGTTTTCAATGAGTGTATGGAAATCAATAAGCCAATTTTTGAAAGAAAGAATAACTGATGAGCCTTGATGAGGCGAAATATCCGAGAGGGTATCTTATTCAAACTGCTAGGAGAATTCCAAAATGACAAACTTAGACTATGCAATACATGACGCAAAATTCAAAGAGGGTGCACCAACACACCTCAACGATTACCAAATAAGAGATATCCTCGAGTTAGTGGGGAAAGGATGCCGACAGAGCACTAAAGAGAAATTAGAAAGACGGCTAAATATGCCCTTGAGCCTGTTTCAATCTTACGGCATTTATAACAGAATGAAATTAACCCCTATTGGTGCTGATTATGTGCCTTGCCAGTCTTGGACTGAGGAAATGCGAACATTGAGAGAATGTATTTTAGGGTAACTGACGAGGATTTTTTATCCGAAATTGGCGAGAGCCAATCTTACTCAACTGCTAGGAGAATGAAACATGAAAGAACAAATTAGCAATTATCACAATGCAACAGCCGAACAAGTGGCGTGGGCTTTGGTGAGCCGTTTAACTGATTCTTACGACTGGGAAACAGTAGATGATGCCGACAGAATCACTTTAGAGGAGTTAATTAGTAAAGCAATTTCAGAATCAAAGTATTTCAACATGATAGAAGAAGTTTGTATGAATAATGGGGTTATCGAATCCGACTATTTCAACGAGGTGGCATGATGGAAATTATCGAAACTAAAGTTTATAACTTTGAGGAATTAGACGATTCGGCAAAGGACAGAGCACGAGACTGGTATAAGCAAGGACTAGATTATCCTTGGTGGCATGATGCCAAAGCCTCAATAGACGCATTTTGTAAAGAGTTTGGGGTAAAGGTGAAGGACTATTCTGTCGGTGCGTTTGCACCATCATACATTGTTACAACTGCCGAAACTCACCATTTTAGAGGACTGAAACTGAAACAGTATGATGCCACACAGATGCCGACTGGTTATTACCTAGATTGCACATTGTGGACAACATTTGTAGATGTTTGGCAAAAGACTGGTAGTGCTCTCAAGGCATTTAATGAGGCAATAGACGAGGCATTGAAGGACATTGTGAGGGACTGGGAATATCAATATTCAGATGAATCCGTTGATGAAATGCTGATTATCAATGAATACACTTTTACGGAGGATGGGAAAAGATTTTAAGACAAACTGATGAGGATTCAATATCCGAAACTGTCGAGAGACAGTCTTTGTCAAACTGCTAGGAGAAAGAAACATGAAAGATGTCATTTATGCTTGTTTGTTTGGTGCGTTAATGGGTTCAGGTCTTGCCCTTGTTTGGATTTTTAGGACTGGGGGATTCTGATGCAAGCACTTATTTATAACATCAAACTGGAGGTTATTGCCTCCCACACCTTGCCGTCTTTTCTTGAGGCGTGTGAGTGGGTTGAGCAATATTTGGGATGGAATAGTCTTAAAAGAATCGAGACTAAATCCAATGGAAAACTAATCAAAGTATTAACGGAGGAAACATGAGACGGATGTTTATTGTTACTGCCTATGAAGTTTTAGTCACAGTAGATGACTGGAATGAGCCACAGTATGTAAAGATTGGCATTTTAGAGGATGGTATTCCTCCTCAAATTTTATGGGATTCTTGGATTGATTCACACTTGTATTATGAAATGACGAAAGAAGAATTTGCCCAGTTAAAGGTTGGAGATGACCTAGACGAAGGCACAACAGTTTTAGAGATTATCAAAGAGCCTATTTTTTATACAGATGTTTACCCAATGGAGGAATTAGAAAATGCCAATATTTAATATGGTAGTGACTACGACCTTTACTAAAGATGTGCAGATTGATGCACAAACTTTAGCAGAGGCAGAAGAAAAAACATGGGAGTGGATTGAAGAGAATGATGTTCTTCATAATGCAGACCTTGATACAACGATTGAAACTTTGGAGGAATACTATGCCTAATTGGTGCGATAACGCTGTGACTATCAGTCACAAAAATAAACGGAAGATAAAGAAACTGGTAACTGCCTATAAACGAGGAAGGTTTTTTGCGACTATTTACCCTGAACCTGATTACTCGGTAACACCAGTCAAAAAAACATACCCTGAGATATCAGCCCAGTATGCCAAGACTGAAGAAGAGAAGGCACAAGCATATATGCCTACTATCAATCCTAGTAATTGGTGGGACTGGAGGGTGCAACATTGGGGGACAAAATGGGAGATTGAAACTAAAGGTTATGACATCAATATCAGCGACCATGAAATCTCTTTTAGTTTTTCTAGTGCTTGGAGTCCTCCAGTAGGAATCTATCAAAAACTTGCCGAACAAGGTTTTGAAGTAGAGGCAACTTACTACGAAAGTGGTTGTGCGTTCTGTGGTTACTGGACAAATGACCTAGAAGATTGCTATGACATTGAAAATGATTATGAATGGGTGCGTAAAAACATACCTCGAAACATAGACGAGGAATATGGAATCTCGGAGAGCATTAAGGAATATAAACTTGATGACCTACTGGATACCATCCACAATATTGAAGAGCAATTAAAGACTGCAACTGATACAGAAAAAGCCGAGTTAGAAGCAGAATTGATCAAAACTAAACAGGAATACGAAGAATTGGAGGAATCATTTTGAAAGATTTGAACAAGATTTGGAATGAAAAAGCCGAGAGTTTATTGCTTGGCAAAAGAATCATTCAGGTGCGTTATTTAGACCATGATGAAGCGTGGGAAATGGGTTGGTATGAAAGACCAATAGCATTTCAAGTAGATGATGGGACATGGTTTTATCCCAGTCGTGATGATGAAGGAAATGGTGGAGGTGCACTTTTCACTTCGCATGAAACTGATTTTTGTTTGCCAGTATTGAGGTAAGCCATGAAACTAGAAATCAAAATGTATTTTTATGATTATGAATCTTTAGAAACTGCATTACTTGATGTTGTTCAATGTTTAAAGAATAGTGATATGGGAACAGTAGATAGTTATCCTTTTTACATAGGTTCTTTTAGAAGGGCAGAGGACTATGTAGATGTCAAAGATTTAGACAGTCAAGTGCATTGGTAAGTGCTGTAATCCTGATGCCCTGAATTGGGCATTGGGATTGCCATTTCGGTAATCATAACTGCTAGGAGAAATTATGACTAATGTATTTATTAAATTAAATGTTTACGCTATTGATGATGAAGAATGCCCTATGTGTGGCGAAAAAGAATTGACATTCATTACAAGTTGTAAAGCATGCCATTGTGGTGAATGTGGCACATGGGTAAGTCTTGATGGTCAAATTTTGGAGGGCGAATGATGCCGTTTATAGTTGAGCAAGAGTTTATCTATGGTTGGGAGAATGTTTGGCACAATGGCGAAACAGGAGAGCCGACTGTATATGAAACTAAAGAACAAGCACAGGCAGAACTGGATGAGTTTATCTCTGATACCGAACAGGATTACAGAGAAGGCAATTTGGAAGAGCCGTATTCGCATAATGAATTTAGAATTGTGGAGGTTTTATGAATCAAATTAAGCGTTATATGATTGAGTATTTTGAGAGTGACGATCCATCATACGATTGTTATTTGGGTGAAGATGCTTATGAAGCGATTCAAGCATTTAAAGAAGAAAATCCTCAAGCAAAAATAGAAAATGTTTGTTTAATTCTTGATTTGGAGGATGAGATTTATGAAAGTAATGATTGAAATTAACTTGCCTGATGGACAAAAGATTCCTACTGCTGAGGATATTATTCGATTAACTGATCCTGACTGGTTAGCCGAATGGTGGCACATTGATGATGTCAAAGGAGTTGATGGTGCTGAAGATTTATCTGATGAAGATTGCAGAGAAGTCTTGCGACTTGTTGGCAAAGAGCACAAAGCAGATATCGGTATTAACTGGGAAGAAATTGAGTATTGGGTAAACCATGTCAAAGAGGAGATTGAAAATGCAATATAAAGAACTTAAAGATTTAATAGGTGAAGATAATGCTATTTCAGTTTACGATTATTTTGCCGAATTAACGATAGATAACTTGGTTCAGTTGGTATTAGATGGATACACACCAAGTCAGTTGTTGCACCTTGCAAAGCAATTAAATCCAATGGAGGAAGAAGATGAATAAAGAAATTGTTAGTTATGCATTAGAAGTAACTTGGAATGATGGAACAAAGGAAATCAGGACAGATTTTCCTGAGATTGAATACATTAACGAATATTTAGATGAACTTGAAAAGGAAGAAAATGTTTAACAGCGATTTATTAGATGAATACTGCGAAGAAGAGTTTGGTCATAAAGACTGGTCAATGGATTGGGATGAACAAGGTAATTTAATGATTACTTTTTTTAGAAATCCTAGACCTGAATACTATCAAGATGAAGAAGAAGGGGAAGAAGAATGAAACGCTATGATGTAACTTATTACCTTAAACGAGAAGTTACCATTACTGTGGATGTGCCCAATGGTGAAGATCCTGAAAAGTATGCTTGGGATGAACTTGAATTAAACAAGGGAGAAGAAATTATTGATTCTGATTACTGCGAGGTTGATCCACATGAATTTTAGCCAATGTGGTGGTAAAGTTCCTGTGTTTGTAGGGGGAGATTCCCCTTACAAACTGGTGGACTTCCCAAGCAAACCCCAGTTTAAAAGACTCTATGAATCGTTTAAACCAGAGTTGATTGAGAAGTATTGGGTAATGATGAACATGAGAGCCGAAGGTAAAACTTTGGCTGAGGTCGGAACACGATACAATGTTTCACGAGAAAGAGTTAGGCAAATTGAGGCAAAGTTTTTAAAGAGATTAGCAGTTTCTTTAATGCCTGAGACGCTTTAAAGTTACCGACACGCATATGGTAATCATTAAAATCTTCCCCAACTGTTTCCGAGATCCAATAAGGCTTGCCTGTGTCTTTGGCGAATCGTTCTCCGACACCGTTGGTATCGTTATCAGCAATGATGATCCCACCCCTGATGTTCCTTGCTACGAACTGCATATTGCTTGCACTAAAGCAAATGTAAATACAATAAGGAAGATTCATCGACTTCATTACATTTCGAATCGAAAGACCAGTCGCAAAACCTTCGCAGAATATCGGAGTTCCTTCTGCGTTGATAGTGAAAGTTGCACCTTTAGAGGTTTGACCATAGAGGAACTTCTTTTCCCCCTCGTGATTGATGAGTTGGCAACCCACTATTCTCTCTTGATTCCTCATGGGGATAACTAAGATTTGCTGACCATCTTTATCCCATACATTCCCCATTTCGGTGGGGAATCCTTTTTTCTCAAAATAAGGATGTAAATTGAGACTGCATTGGCTTAAAATCCATTCGGCTTTTTCACTTGCCTTCCTTGCTTCTATGTCTCGTTTGTCCGAGGACTGCTTAATAACTTTGCGAACTGTCTCCTTATTCTGCCCTTGTGCAAACCATGTGACTGGCTTTTCCATTGTTGCCCAGTTCTGCACCCATCCAACATCACCAAGAAACTTGTATCTGCCGTTTCGTTTATGTGGATGATCGTCTGTCGGTGTTGCAATCCATTTGTCGTATTCGATATTACTTAAAATGAGACCATAGTCTCTAGCAAAATTGATAAACTCAATCATAATCCCATCTTCTCCCTGCGTTTATGGTAAATAATATTGCGATGCTTAATCCATTTCATTGTAGTAACACTTGGTATTCTTGGATGTTGGAGTAAACCCTTTGGCCAAGCACCAAACTTTTCTTTGAACTTATTACTTGCCCAGCCGATGTCATAGTTTCTATCTTTGGCGATATAAATTAACTCTGAATAAAAGTTTTGTTGTTCTGTTCTGTTATTAGATATCAAACCATTGAGTTCAAACATCTCGCCATCAACTGCCTGTATCAATGACCGATGCTTCACATGACCACACGAAGGACACGACAAACTATTTGGTGGCCAGAGAGCCGAGCACATAGGACATTTGGCTTCTTTCTTTACCTTTTCATCAGGTTCTTTCTTAGTTTTCTCAACTCGTTCATCAAGAATCTCAACTCCTTTTGTATAAACATCTTCCCAATCATCTTGGAATCGAAGGTAATTACCTGAATGATCTAACCAAATAGCAAATTCTTTACCTTGATGGCTACGCATAACTCTGCCGAGTTGCTGAATGTGTGAAGATAAACTCTTTGAAAAAGGTCTAGCTGATACTCCAATCATAACGTCAGGAACATCGAAACCACGAGTAAGTATGTCAGTAGCAATGAGACCATGTATTTCAGTATCTGGTTTTGAGAAATCATCAATCACCTCTTGTTTGTATTCGTTGTTGTCTAAATAACTAATGCTTACAAAGTTATAACCTTTGGCAGCGAACTGCGTTACCAAGTCCTGACCATGCTTAACTCCAGCACAAAACACAATCGTCTTTCTTGGTTTGCCAAATATTTCTATTGTTTTCTTTTCCCATTCGCTAACAATGTCACCAGTAATTTTCATACCTCGTTCTGTAACATCATCAGGACTCCATTCTCCTGCAAGTTTTTTTGCACCAGTCATGTCAATCTCTTTACATATAAAGACACGCAAAGGTGCAAGCCATCCTTTCTTTACTAAGTCCTCAGTCGTTGCACCACAAACAACATTTGAATATAACGATCCAAGACCTTTGGTAAACGGAGTTGCTGTTAAGCCAATGACTTTTAACTTAGGATTGTTTTTAATTAAATTAGAAATAAGTTTGCGAGTAACATGGCATTCATCAACAATCAACAAATCCATTTCAGGAAACTTATTACGCTTCTCAATGGTTTGTGATGAACAGATTTGAATCTTCTTGGTGATGTCACGCTTGTAATGATCTGCTTGTAATACACCATGATCAAGTTTGTATTTGGTAAGACGAAGACTGGTTTGTTCTATCAAAACAATACGGTCTAATATCATGGCAGAACGATTGTATTTGTCTGCCGTAGCCTTCATCAGATAGATAGCCACTTCGGTCTTACCAAAGCCTGTTGGTGCGTATAAAAGCTGTGTTCGATGTCCTTCTTTAAAGCCCTGACGGAGTTTATCGACAACTCCCAGTTGGTGTTCTCTTAATGCTAATTCCATTATTTTCTCTTTTTCATAGCATTGATTTGACGAATCAACTCATTAGTCCTTTCCATATACATATCTCTGCTCTCTCGCAAAGATTGAATTTCAAAGTCTTTCATCTTTATCTCTTCTCTTAATTCTTGAATCGTTACAAGAGCATCTTCTTGCTCAATCTCAGTTGCGTTATATCTTTTAGAAGCAAGGATATCTCTAAGTTTGGTAGCCTCTTCTTCTTGCTGAAGAATGGTGCGACCTGCCTCATCTAACTTCTGTTCTAGTTCTTGAATGTCAGGTGCTTTATCTAATTCTTTTTTAGCCTTATTCTTCTTTGGTTCTTTTTTGGGTTTCTTTGCTGCCACTTTCATGGTAGATTCGTTGCCATGTTTATCTGTGTAAACAACTTCTTTTTGTTTCTCACCAAGCGATGCTCTGTATCGACTAATCGTTGCATGACTTACGCCAATGTGTTTACCAATTTGGACATTGGAATATTTTGAATACTCAGGATCTTTCAAAATCTCAAGAGCAATGAGTTTCTTCTCTTCTTGAGTATGTGGTAAGCCATGAACATTTGATCCCCAGCTATGCCATTTGGCCTGTCTAACCGTGCCGTCAATGACTTCGCAGTCGATGGCTACATTGCCAATTTCTTTCTGTGCAAAGAATCTATGGAATCCTGCTGATAGCCAGTAATCTGTGCCATCAAAGAATACGGTGATTGGTGGAAATACAATTCCATCTCTCATTAACTCTGCGTATTCTTGAACTTTTTCTTGGTTTAATTCTTTTCGTGATTGAGTCCCACCATCAATACGAATGGCGAGTATATTTACTTTCTTCATTTATTCTCCTAGCAGTTGGAAATTTCAGTATATCAAACTTCATCTTGTGCATCTACAATTTTCTTTATCTTGTCTTGCATCTTCTCCCATTGAGACAATATAAACTTGTATTCAGATACCAAGATCTCAGGCACATCTACAACCCAAACAGAACATATATTACTGTTCTCATAATATTTAATCTGTTCTTCATCATCATCAATTGTTAATACTGGATACCATTCTTCTTCATCAATTAATACTTTCATTTTCCCTTCGCTTTCTTTATAAGGTCTTTAACCTCACCCATTGATTTTTTAATATGGGCATCATAGGCTTGTTCCATCATTTCAATCTTTTCTTTATATGGTTTCAACACTTCTATTTCTTCTTTCAACAAACTAATTTCTTCTCGTAATACACCAATCATATGTCCTGCTTCAGTCAATTCTGCTTCTTGTTGGCG